TCTGCCTCTTGGCCGCCGAACTTCGTGAAGTTGTAGGCCATCGGCTCCACATCTTCATCCGGATTGAATCCCATGTCTTTACTCCTCTATCCGTCCCTGGCTGATTTGTTAGTTGTGGTTCGCCGTGATCTCCACAATCTGGATCGCCGACAGGTCGCACACCGAGGTGAATGTGACCGGGATGAGACGCTGCTGAGCGGCCCGACGGAAGTTCGTCCCGACGTTCGCGGCGACGGTCATGCTCGGCACGTAGTACCGACGAGGCATACCCTTCTGGTTCTTGGTCTCCAGGACAGCGGCGACACGCGGCAGGCTGTTCTGCAGCGTGAGCGTCGTCTTGCCAAAGAGAAGGGTGGTCGGGGCCTGTACCGTCTTGACCGCCGAAAGCGCCAGCAGCCAATTCTCCACAGTGTCCTCGGACAGGTTTGCCACGAACGTAAGCACCGCATCCGTCACCTGAGAGTCAACCGGAGTCGGCTGCTCCTCGATGTTGATGTTCTGCACGTTCGGGTTGTAGTTGACCTGCCAGCCCTGCTCGGTCGCTCCGCTGGGGTTCCACGCGCTGACCGTGATGGCCGCGCCAGCCCCGCCAGTCAGCCCGGTCAGCGTCGCTGTGACGCCCGACGCGTACTTGGCCAGCGGACCGCTCAGCGTCACGACCCAGGGAGTAGCGACCGCGCCGGTGCCGGTGACCGAGACGTACGGGGCCACCTGCGCCGTGGTCAGGCCCAGTAGCGTCGCACAGGCCGCCTCGACAGTGGACTCGACGACCGAGGCCGCAGCTCCGAACGCAATCGTGGCGGTCGTCTGGCCGCCGATGGTCAGTGTGTAGCTGCCAGCCGTGTTGGTGCCGATCGTGACGGAGAAGCCGAGCCACGCAGTCGTGTCGAAGACGGTGATGCTGTCAGCGGGCAGCGGCGTGTTCTCCGGAGCGTACAGGCCAGCCGCCTGGCCGACGATGACGTTCTTGGAGTTGTAGAGATCTCCGATGCCGCTCACTTCGCCTCCTCTGCATCATCGCGCGTGATGACAACCCCGACTGAGGCCGCCAGCTCGATCAGGTCATCCGCCTCGTCCGATGGCACCTTCACGCCATCGGCGGTGACCAGGATGCTCTGCTGGACTTGGACGATGTTGCCATCCTCGTCCATCGAGTCGACCGGGTGCGTCGTGTGAAATTGGAGCGGGTTGATGCTGTTGAGCTGCTGCACTCGAACAACCACCAGATCCGGCTCAGCCTTGGTGTCCGGCTTGGCCTTCTGCGTGGTGCGTTCCGGCGCAGCAGCTGGAGTGCTGTCGGTCATGCCGGTTCCCTTCTCTCTCATATCCCTGATGCGGATTGGACAATGTAGGAACAGTTGAAGCGATACCGGGAGGCCACGTCGTGCTCGACTAGGGCCGGCCCTCCGCCCGCTCGATTGATGAAGTTGACCCAGGTCCCGTTGACGTCTTGGGATGAGTCGACCCGGTTCCAGATCCGATCGATGGCGGTGGCCATGTCATAAGCGTCATCGAAGTTGTTCTGCTCCCCGAGCACGTCGAGCATCCAGCCCTGGTTGTCGAACATCTTCTCCGTCGTCATCGGCCCGCCCGACCATGGCGCCATCAGCACGATCCGGCCGGGGAAGCGCTGCGCGCTGTCCGGGTCGTACGGACCGACATCGAACGGGGGCAGGTCGATGATCCCCTCACCCTCTAGCAGTTCAAGGGTGTAGTCGCGGAGCGTCGCGAACGCGATCACAGCGCACTCCCGCCGGATGGGGCGGCTGGCGGCCGGTCGTACACAACCACGCCATCGTCAAGGACCTGCGGGTGGGTTGAGCCACGGAGAACCCCGGTCTTGACCGGAGCGAGCTCTGAGTAGCGTCGCGCGATCGCTTCTGCGTTGTCCTCGGCTGCCGAGATGATGTCAGAACCGCTCTCGGTGATCAGCCCCTCCGCCAGGCGCCGCATGTAGTCGTCAGCGTGGGGGATGACGGAGTCGCGCATGGCGTGCGTCTGACCGCCTCCGGGGTGGTTGCGGATGGCATGGCCGGCGAGTGGGCCAGTCTCCCAGTAGCCTCGCTCTTGCGGTATGGCATACGGCTGAGCGACTTCAACGCGGGACACCAGCGGACCTTCGCCAACGGCAGCGATCAGCTCGTTGACTCGGCTCTCGTATTCAGAAGCCATAGCGGTCCGTCCGATCCCAGCCGAATCGAGCCGGACGTAGATCGAAGTCGCGGATGCCGAAGAGGTCGCCGATGTAGGGATTGATCGGGTCGCCGGCTCCTGCCGTTGAATCGTCGCTCACATTCGGCGGGATGTCGAGAGTGGCCTGGCCCCTTGACACCGCTATCAGCAGCGCCATCGCGTCGGCGAACCGGCGATACACCGGGTTGTTATCGCTCATGTCCTGCGAACCCCGGTACGTCAGCGTGGCCAGGTAGGCCGCGAGGTCCCGGGACAGGAAGGCGATGACGTTGGAGTATGTCAGCGGATTAGCATTCGGATCGAGCGGGCCGACCGGCGTGACATACCGGCCGCCGATGTAGGAATCGATCCGCGAATCAGCCTGGGCAATTGCATCTTCAAGCTGCTCGTCGGTGAACTCGGCGGCCGATCCACGGCCTGTGGCCAGATTGGGAGCAGGGGCGAGGGCTGAGCGTACTTCCGCCACCGTCGAGTAGCCCATAACTCACCCCTGCTCCGCCCGAGTCAGTGAGACTCGGGGATGGACGGACCGGCAGCCTCGGGCACGTTCCCCACGCCAGGAACGTTGCTGGCGTCCGCCTCGTTGGCCTCGTCGTCCGCTTCCAGGACCGCCACGAGATCAGCCTTGACACCGGCAGTCGACAACAGCTCTTCGTCGTCTCCCTTGGCGTCGTTACGCCGTCCGATCTCTTCCTTCAGCTGCGCCACGGTCCACGCCTCGTACGGCGCTTCATCGTCCTCTTCGTCGTCCGCCACGGCCGCATCCTCAGCGGGCACGGGACGGATGGCGCCGAGCTCCAGCAGCCGGTCCACGTCGGAATACTGAAGATCTTCCGGCGTGAGGACTTCGCCCTTGCGATGGTCCTGCCACTTTCGGTTGACCTTGTCCTCGGGGCTGTGGTGAAGCCCCACACCTGCCACGACAACGACATGATCACCCATTTTACACCTCCGTGAATGCAACGTTGTATGTCTTCGATGGATCGAAGGTGAGCGGGGACAATACCCCGGACAGATTCGTGTTCTGCTCGACCGTGAGCACCAAAGAGGCGCTTTCTATCGCGGCTGCTGCCAACACAGAGTTCTGGTGGTCCACATTGGTGCCCATCAGATCGGCAGAGTACTTCCTCAGCCTTACTCCATTGGCTGAGAGCACTATGTCGCCGCTAGCCATCAGACGCCCGTGATGATGCAAGCCGACAGAGGCTGGTCGATGAAGATGGCTGACGCCCGGGTGGTGTCCGAGCGCCAGGTCTCAGTGGGCTGGTGTTCGTAGAGGTTGGTCGACCGCAGCGGGCGCTTGTCGGACACGCCACCGATGGTCTTGCGCTCCAGTAGCAGCGCCTTCCCGGTCGGCATCCGCCAGGACGTCACGATGTCGAGGTCAAGGAACTTGTTCGGGAGCTTCCCTGTGTACTGCAGGTTCTCTGAGGCAAGGTTCCCGCCCAGATACACCTTCGCCACGTCATCCGAGTTGAGGAAGTCGTACTTGGAGCCGGTCCCGATGATCAAGGTGTCAGCGTTGAATCCGAACTTCTGGTTGCCAGCGGCATCTGCAGCTGCCAGCTCCACAGTCTTGCGAGCTGCATTGAGATCCTTGCGGATGGTGGTGCTGGTTGCCCAAGCGACACCGCCGGTGACAGCCTGCGTCGGCACGGCCGGGTTCGCGAACACGGCTGCCAGGAAAGCATCCTCCCAGTCCCGGCGGAACGTGTTGCGGATCTGGATCATGCGAGTGTTGACCGCGTCGAAGTTCTCCTCATCGATCATGTCCTGGGAGATCTTCAGCGCCATACCACGCCGGACGGCGCGAACGGTTCGGGGAATGCCGAGCGAGCTCGACACAACCGGGATCTCGCCGAACTCCTCGACGACCGACGACGCGTCATCCGCGAACAGCGGCGTGCTCTCGTTGTACACGATCACGCCGGACGGAGCGGGCGGCCCAGGACGCAAGATCGCGTCCACAAGGAACATCTGATCCATCATGTTGAGGATGCGAGCTGGGACCAACGCTGGCTGCTTAACCAGAGTGGACACCAGCATACGCTGGCCGTCAACCTTGCTGATGAAAGGCACAGGCATGTCAGTACTCCTTTCTGGTTAGAGGACGTTGATCCAGGCCTTGCCAGTGGCGCCGCCTGATACTCCGGCCTGCTCCTGGCAAGATCCAATGATCGCTTCGACGCTGTCAGTGCCTCGCACCCACAGCGCAACCTGGCCAGCTGCGGCCGCCTTGATCTTGTCCCCGTAGGCGCAGGCGTTGTTGTACGTGACCGTCCACTCGCCACGCTTGCCGACAGCCACGGCCTCGCTCGGGACCGCCACGTTCAGCGACGGGTATCCATCGCCCGACGTGAACGACTGGAGACCAGCCTGGTTCGCGTTCGCCACGGCATCCTTCGTCGCGACGCCAGCGACCTTCAGCGAGGTCAGCGTGCTGAGCTGTACAAGCGACAGCCCCGGCTGGGTTGGGGTGCCGGCCACGTACTCAACGATCTGGCCAGCCTTGATGTTGACCGAGGCCTCGTACGTCTTTGGCCCAGTCTCGAACTTCGGGAGTGCACCTGCCATTCCCTCGTTCCTTTCTTGAGTGGAGTAGGACTGGGCCTACTTGGAGGGGTACTGCTCTTCCCATGTATCGAGGGCAGCCTGGTCCTTGGCCTGCTCCTGCTCGTTGTCGGACGGCACCTCGCCGAAGCCGCGCTGCACGCCGCTCGCGTCGATCAGGCCCTTGAGGGTGTCGAGGATTTTGCGCATCTGCGCCGATCCGTCGAGACTCTTCCCGTTGGACAGATCGATCATCTTCGGGTCAACCGTGTGGAGGTACGGCTCGGCCAGATCCACGATCACCTTGGGCACGCCGGCTCGGGCGTACTCCTTCGACTCCACAGCCCAGTCCTTGTCGGCTGCAGCGGCGAGGGCTCGGTTGGCGCGCTGCTCGGCGTTCGACGCCCGGGTGTTCGCGAGGTCGATCATCTTCTGGGCGCGGGACGACAGCTCGGCTGGCGCAGCCTCGGCAGTCGCTCCGTCGCCCGGGTCCTCCTCATCACCGATCTCGTCCTCGTCGTCGCTGTCGTCGTCCTCGTCGTCGGAGTCCAGCTCGTTGTCGACCTCTTCGGCAAATTGCGCCAAGATCGCGTCCAGCTGCTCGTCGGTCAGGTCGTCAGTCGCGACACCGGAGAGGTCCACCTCATCCTCTGCCGTGTGGTTGCGCTTTGGCATCTTCGTTCCTTTCCAATTGACAGAGGTCAAGTCGATCGTGTCAGATTCCGGAGTGTACCCGGACAGGTCCACTCGCTCCCATGGCTTCATTCCGTTGATCTGCGGGTCCATCGTTCCGCAGACATGCACTAGCGCAGCGTCGAAATGCTCTCCGTCGCTACGCGTGTAGTCCTCTTTGATACGGACGCTGACGCCGAGCTCCGGATTGTCCAGGACGGCCTGCGCAGCGCGCTTTGAGGGGAAACTCAGTTCAGCGTAGACGCCCGGCTCCTCGCCATCGATGGCCTCCCCAACTCGCTCGATCTTCCCTCGGAACTGCTCCGGGTCCATCGAATGCGAATTGTCATCCTTGGCGAGCACGAAAGGGACCGCGTCGAACGCCTTGGAATTGAAGGACTCGATGACGCGGGTGTTGTACTCGCGGTCGAAGTTGATCTGACGCTGTTTGCCTTCGCTGTCGGTGTAGGTGATCTCGCGCTCGGGCAGGATCTGCTTCCGGAACTTGAACCCCCGAGATAGCAGCCCTCCCTTGCGCGTGGCCGGCTTCGCCAGGACAGGCGTGAGAACGTCGCGCGCCATCAGACAGCCTTCCTGACTCGCGAACGCTTGGCCAACGCCGGGAACTTACGGGACACAGCCGCCAGCACCATCCGCTTCTCCTCGGGCGTGCCGTTCTGGGCGACCCGGGATAGAGCGTTCTTGGCATGGGCGAGATCGTTGACCGGGTAGGAATCCGTGCCCGGATTACTGCCCTTGCCCTTCGGCACGGCAAAGCTCGACTTGGCCAGATTCTTGCGCTTGGCTGCTGTCAGCGTCGCCAGGTCGATTGCCTTGGACCCGTTCGCTACGCGCCAGTCTGCCTCAGCGATGACGGCGGACATGTTCAGCGCCCGGCGGATCTTGGCAACCTTGTTTGGGTTGCGACGCACGCGGCCCATCGCAATAGCAATCCGCTTCTTGCTTCGCCGGGGCGCAGTCTTTCCCTTGGGCGCTGGATTGGTCGATATCTTGGACCCGCCAACTGGCAGACGCGGCTTCCCGGGGAAGGCGCCGCGCGAGGGCGGTGGGTTGGTTGACGCCTGTCCCATTGCTGCCTCCTGTGAGTTTGATGGAGATCCTACTTGGAGCGCCGTCCGCCTTTGTTCGGGATGGCGCGAGCCCGAGCTGCCTCAGCTCGGAATTCAGCAATTGCAGCGGCTGCGGCAGCCTGTACCTTTGGGGATACCTTCTGCCCCCGACCCGTGTGCCCCTCTGCAAAGTTCTTGACATACCCGACGGCTCGCCGAGTAGCTTCGCCCTCGGGCATACCGTCCTTCATCAGCCCATTGCGAACGATGCGGATATAGCGCGGAAGCTTCAAGCCCTTGATCCGGAACAACCCTGGCCCACCGGGCTTACCGAGCGTCTTGTCATTGCCCACTCGCCCGCCGGGCGTTATGACAGTGGCCATCTACGCCACCACCTGCACGTAGCCAGCGAGCTTGACAGCCTGCTCCCCGACGCTGCTTGTGATGAGCGTGTTCACGTACCAGGTTCCCTCCGAGGCAAACGGTCCGAGCCAGGCGAACCAATCGCCATCAGCATCGACTACCGCCGACTGCCAGGTCGGGGACGCTGGGACCGCATCGACCGGGCCAACGATGTATTGCACATTTACGATCTCAGTGAGCTTGGGCACATCGATCTCTAGCCCGATCAGCTCATGCGTGTCCTGCTTCATCGACTTCACCCCTAGCCGTATCTTCCAGCGCTGCCTACCGAACTGAGTTTCCCATCGTTCCAGGCCTAGATCTACGCGGGATAGCTCGATCCCGCCTCCGCCCGGATTGTAGGAGATGAATAGCGCGTCACCGGAACCGCTGAGATCTGTGATCGTCTGTGCAAAGAAGTTCGTGCCGCCCTGAGACAGGCTATCGGTAGATCCCGAGCCATCTGTCAGGGCCACGACGACGCTCGATGTAGCCGAGGCATTGTCCGTCGAGCTAGCGAGGTCTGTCAGCTGCCGTGAATACGCCTTGGACAGCGAGTCGACAGCCCCGGACGAGTCGGTGATCGTGATGTTGTACATGACAGATTGTGTAACGCCATCCGTCGCCCCGGACGAGTCGGTGATGTTCTGCGAACCAGCGCCTGACGTCTGCTGCGATACAGCGTCGACTGATCCCGAGCTATCCACGATCGAGCGTGACACGGCCTCGGCCTGGGTGACAGCGTCCGTAGCCCCGCCGGAGTCCGTCACCGACCGTCCGGCCGACAGCGACTGTGTCAGCGCGTCACTCGCTCCCGAGGTGTCGGTGAAGGATTGCGAGATAGCTCCGCTGCCAGCTTGCGAGAACGGATCGGTAGCCCCCGAGGTGTCCGTTTCGGTCTCTGAGTAGGCCGCCGCATAGGTCTGGTCTTGGTCAGTAGCCCCGGAATCGTCCCCGAGAGTCCTTGTCCAGCCCTGGGACGCCACGAACGGATCGGTAGCCCCGCCTATGTCTGTCAGCGCGCGTACGGCTGCGGCAGCCTGCGCGGCTGGGTCGGTAGCGCCCGAGCCATCAACCGGGGATTGCACAAATGCTGAGGCAGAGCTGAGGAGGTCTACCGCGCCGGCTGAGTCAGTCATCGAGCGGCCTACGCTGATCGCTTGCGTCAGCGGATCTACCGCCCCAGCGAGGTCTGTCAGCGCCCGGGCTGCCGAGCTGACCTGGCTCGCGGCGTCTACTGCACCCGAGCCATCAGTGAAGGACTGCACATAGTCTGTGCCGCCGCTAGTGGTGGCCTCCAGGTCAACCCAGTAGTTCGCCGAGTTGAACGTTGACCCCGGGTAGGCAATAGAGGTTGCAGTGTTGAAGGTGTCCTGGCCATCATCCGATGACGGATTGTCAGGGGCGTGGATGATCCCAGCGGTGATCCCGCCGGAGCCCGGGCCAGTCAGCCAGTACGCGCCCGTGGCCGAGTACCATGCCACGCCGGGGTTGGCGAATACAACGACCTTGTACACGCCAGCGGCTACCGGGATAGGCGTTGCTAGAGTCACCTTGATCTCGCCGGTGGTAGCCCCGGGATTGGGGAATGCCTCGGGAGCTGCCAGGAGCGTCTGCGACAGGACGTCATAGAAGCCGACCTGTGAAGGGAACCCAGACGTGGAAGTGGCGCGCCACCAATACACCCCGGTCAGCGTGGCGGCCTGCGACAGGACGAACTCCATGCCCATCGTGTAGGAACCGTTGTCGCCTGCATCTGATCCGGGTGCGCCGGCCGCTCCCATGCCACCCGGCCAGAGCCGGTAGGCGGTGCCTCCGCCCGGCGTGTAAGACTGCGACATCGAATCTGTAGCGCCTGATGCATCAATAATGGCACGGGCGGCTATCTGCGCCTGGGCCAGGACGTCTGTAGCGCCTGACGGGTCGGTTGGCTGCTGGCTGGCTGCAAGCGCCTGTGCCGGGCTATCGGTAGCGCCCGACAAGTCGATGACAGCGCGTGTGGCTGCGAGAGCCTGGACCGGAGCGTCCACTGCCCCGGACGTATCGATGACAGCTCGGATGGACGCTGCAACCTGCGCAAGTACCTCTGTAGGCCCTGACAGATCCGTGTTGGTCTGCGTGAAGTTAGAGGAGCTCACAGGCAGCAGCGCCCCGAGGAACGCCTTCATGCCGGCCGACCCGCCAGCGCAGGTGAATGTCTTGTTCCCTGTCGTGCCGGATGCAACGTTGTCAGCGGTGTCAAGCGTGGCGTCGGCGCCGGTGTCCTGCCGCTCCGTCAGGCCCGATGCAGGAGTCCACGCGCCGCCGGTGAAGTTCGTTGCCAAGCCTATGAGGTCATCCCCAGATGCGGCAGGGCTGATCGCGGTTGCGGTGATGTTCCCGGCGCCGGTCGTTTCGTTGGTGCTGGTCAGGTCGAACGGGTCACCCGACGCGACGCGGCCGGAGAACAGGCCGCATGCGGCTTCGCGCCACTGCGTCGGCGTGGCGATGCTGAACGAGTAGGTCCCGGAGTCGGCGGCGGTGAGGCGCTTCCAGAACACCACCAGCCCACCCACGGCGGATGGGGTCCCGGTCCGTAGGTCGACCTTCTGCGTGAAGCCCGCTGGCGGAGTGATCGCGCCGGTGGACTCGGTGTAGATCCCGACGACCGCGATATCCCCAGACGCCGCCCCGGCCGGAACCGCGACCGCAGCCGTTGCGCTACTCGCGCCCGTCAGGTAGGTGGAGGACCGGTAGGCCACTGCTCCCCCTACACGTTCGGTGACAGCGGGGTGCCGTCGTCGTAGGTGTTGCCGGTGAACACGTTGCCGTTGCCGACGAGGAACGCCGTGGTCGTGCCGAACACCCCCGTCGAGCCACCGGGGGAGCGGCGGGTGTGGACGTTGTTGGTGTAGGTGATGTTGGTCGGGTCGGACCCGAAAGGCTTGTCGACGTTCAAACCGAGCGCCGCACCGAACCCGCCATCTCCGGCGACGATCTTGCAGTTGTTGACCGTGATGTTCGACAGGTGGTCGAAGTCGCCGAACAGCGCGACCGGCCCTGTGGGTCCGCCGCCGGATCCGTTGTCTGTGGTGTCGCAGGCGACCGTGCAATGCTCCACGTCGATCGGGGCTGCACCGGACGTGCCGTTCCCGGAGCACAGGACGCCGTTGTTGTGGGTGCCGGCAGTCGGCCCGAGGTATTGGGAGTGGAACCAGCAGTCCGTGGCATGGTTCGCCCTCGACATGTTGAACGACGTCCCGCCGCCCCGCACTTGGCAGCGGGTGAGGGTGACGTTCTGGTACCCGATCGCCGCGCCGGAGAACGTCCCCGCGTCGATGTCGCAGTCGATGAGCGTGATCGATCCACCGGACTGGTCCGCGTCGACGTGCCCGTTCACCTTGCAGCGTTGGAACGTCAGCTGCGCCGTGCTGCCCGTGTTCAGCACCAGGTCGGAGTTGATCAGCTCGTCGCTGAACGTCAGCGTCCCGACCGACCCGAACCCGCCGTGCGTGGTAGCGCTGAGGTTCGACGTCAGCCGCGCACCAGCTGGGCCATAGGTGAGGACACCACCCGACTCGCTCGGGGTATTCGAGGCGTCCGGAAACCCAGCAACCGGAGGCGAGCCGATGCGGACGGCAACGCTGCGTGCCACATCAACCTCCGATCGCCGACGGAACCGCTCCCCGAGGTTACGTGCCCAGCACCTTGTAGTTCCAGGTGATCGCGAGGGTGTCTGTGGCGCCCTTGTTGACGGTCGGCGAGAGCAGCGCTCGGTGGACGGTGCCCTTGGTCGCGCCTGACGTGACGTTGGTGTCGGTGAACGGGTGCTCGGCGACGATCGCCACCTCAGCGAGCCCGCTCTGCGTGGCCTCCCCGGCTGCCCAGGTGGTCTTGTAGACCGTGTAGCAGCCCAGGTTGTTTCCGAGATTGGAGAACTGCGGGTAGGTTGCGTCGAACCCCTTGTTGGCGGTGATCCCGGTCACGTACGTGCCAATGTCCATGCCGGCCGGCGTCGCCTTGTTCGGGGTTGTGGTACCGGTGCCAACCTTCATGCCGTTCGCGGGCGGGTACGTCTGCGCGGCGGCTGTCGCGACGCCCGTCACAGTTCCGCCGGATGTGTACGCACCGGGAGCGGCCCCGACCGGGACGGTGAACGTCGTCGTCGAGCCAACAGCAGAGATCACCCAGGTGCCATTGACGCCGGTCGACCCGACCACGCCCGCGATCGTGACCTTGTCACCGACGCCGAGCCCGTGCGCGGCCGACGTCGTGACTACGGCGCTCGCGGCGTTCGTGACACCCGTGATCGTGACCGTGAGCAGCGTCAAGATCGGGAGGTTCCGCGCGGCGTAGTACTGGTCACCCCAGTTGGTGATGATGTTGTGGAACGGCACGAACTGCTTCAGGTCCCCGTTGTCGTCGAACAGTTCGGCCCAGCCGAACCCGGACACCCCCGCGTCATCCTCGTTGCCCCGCGCAGCCGAGAGGCTGGCGATGAACGAATCGATCTGCTCGGCTGAGTCGATAGTCATACTATGCTCCTGTCTTGGCAACGCTGAGTCTCGTTGTGCGGGAGTCTACGGTGGCCCGTGTAGCGAACGGTGGGCCAGGAACGCAACGGCAGTGCGGATGCACTGACCCTGGGTAGCCAATCGCCGGGCGCTGGCCAGCGCGGAAGTTCGCTCCGTGCGCCGCTTTGCATTCCGGGGACGTCTTCCCATCGTCGCGCGCGAACCACCCGAGCAGCGCCCCGTACTTGCCCGCTTCGACGTCGACAGCCTGCGCTGTGTCTTGCCGATTGCGGCGCGCGGTCTCATGCGCCCGGTACCACGTCCGCTCCCGCCTCAGCGCCTCGCCGAGCGTCGCCCCGCCCTCCATCGCGCTAGCGATCCGCTCAGCCGCATTCGCGACATACCCGGCCCGGTAGCTCGCCTCGGCCAACTGTGTGGCCCGAGCCGCGTCGCCGCGCCCGCGCAGTCGAGGGGAGTGTCGGGTGGACCGCTTCGCCACGACGTCGTGGTCGGTGAGCTTGAGAGCTGCGGAGATTGACGCCCGGGTCGCCCGCGCGCCCAGTATGTGCAAGATCGCGTTTGCCGTCGCCCGTGACCCACCGTAGCCGGACGCGCCCTGCCGACGGGTGAGGATGTCGGTGATGGCCTGGATGGACGAGCTGCTAGCTAGCGGCGGCTGCAGGTGGTGGTGCGGCTGCGTTGCCATCAGCGCCTCCCTGCCCCTGCACTAGCTGCATCGCGCGGTTTACCGTGCTACCGAGGCCAGCGGCCTGCTGCTCGGCTGGCGTAGCCCCAGCGGCCCGAGCGGCCGCCTGCGCGATCTGGGCAGCGGACCGGAGATCCTCGCGGATCTTGTCGATGTCGAGCCCGAGGTAGCGCGACACGTTGAGTATCAACTCCTCGTTGAAGGACTGCGGGAAGATCGCCACACCGGCCCGGCTCGCCATCGAGTTGAGCAGGTCCATCGAGATCTGCAGGTCAGCCTCAACCATCGGCGCGAACTTGAGCTTTGGCACGCTCACGTCTGGCCCGAAGTTCCATCGGATCAGGTCAGCCAGCATCCAGTTCCGCAGCGCAAACTCCATCTCGCGGACCTTCTTCTGCCGCGACTTGAGGAAGAAGTTGCTCATAGTGTCGGCGAGCGAGTTGGAGCCCCGCCCGTTCGCCGCAGCGGACGCGAGCCCGGTGAACCCAGCCAGTACGCTGTCCAGCGCGGTCTGCTCCAGCCAGGCTATTGCGTTCATGAACTCGGCTGACCCCCGGCCCGAGCTGTCGATCGTGTAGATCATCTGCCCTTTGGCCTGGGCTCCGCCGTTGTTTGCCACCGGGATAACAGAGCTGTTCTTGCTCGCGGCTACCTTCCTCGCGATCCCGGTGGCCGTGCCGATCTCGTTGGCCTCGACCACGGTACGGGGTAGCGCCTGGCCCTCCAGGAACGTCAGCAGCAAGAATAGCATCTTCTGCTTCTGCTTATAGCACCAGAACGGGATCCGGAGCGAGGACGTCCCTTTGATCGGGTCGCGATCAAGCCCGTTGATGTGGACGAAGGAGTACTTGGGCTCGAACAGGATCGGCTGCAGCCCTGACTCGGTCTGCTGGGCGACGGTGACTGGGTTCTGCTGAAAGCCTTGGAACGTTCCGGTCTTGGGATCCCGGATCACGTTGCAGGTCTGCGCCGGTCGGAACGCGACCTTGTCATAGACCTGGTGCCCGTCGCCATCAACCGTCCAGACCTTCTCAAAGTACGCCTTGGAGTACGTCTCCGCTGAGGTCATCTGCGAGATGATCAGGTCCATCGGAGTCGTCATACCGCCCTGGTTGGCGGCTGTACCGAGGAAGTCAGCGAGCCACTTAGTCTGGCCCCGGTCGTCGGGTGGCGCCTTCAGCTCCCAGTCGAGCCCGCTCAGCGGCAGCGTCAGGACCGCCTCGATCTGGGACGCCTTCCCGTCGTTGTCGAGCATCTCAGCCATGTCTTTGGCTTGTGCCTCATCGAGGGTGAACAGCCCGCCGGTCGTGAAGTTGAAGAACAGCACGTCAGCCGGCGTGAAGGTGGTGCCGCGCTCGACGTCGTTCTCAGGCGGTTCGTCAGCTGTCGCGCCTACGCCGCGTACGAACTTCTCAAGGTCTACTGGCGTTGTCACCAGTCATCATCCTCCTCATTGCCGATCGGCTGATACCCGGTGTAGCGGATCACGCCCTCAGCGGTCTTATCGCTCCATCGGATCGGGTTGCCCATCACTTCCGACTCGTACCCGGCGTCCATGTGTCCCGCGTCGAGCCCATCAACCCAGAACGCCTGGATGACGGCGTCAGCGGAGTCCGTCGAGCGTCCGATCCTATCCTTCACGTCGGCCTTGCTCTCAACCACAATCACGCCTCCTGTGCGTAGCTCCCACTGCGGCGCTGTAAGCTCCTCTGTCAGCTCATCATCCCGAGGTAGCGCGACCGTCGAGCCTCGCGACGGATCCAGTAGCTCTCGCATCCTCCACCACGCCGCTGACCGGTCGTTGAGGAACTTGAACTCCCGCAGCGCGTCAGTCCGCCCAGAGTTAGCAGACGCGTTAAAGCCGATCGCCTCGCCACCGATCTCGCCGGTCCGTTGCATCTCGCGCAGGCGATCGAGGACGCCAGCCCCGATCCCGATCACGTCAACTACCGCCAGCGACCTCGGCCAGTTCACGAGGCTCGCCGCGTAGTTCGCTGTCTGCATAGTGTCAGGCTGGTTAGACTTGTCAAGCTTCTCGACTACCATACCTTGCCGTACGGCTAGCACGGTCTGGTCTGACCCGGTCCGGGCGACGTCAACCCCGACGATCCGCCGGCCGACCTGGCCGACCTGTCCCGCCTCCTCCCAGTCGTCCCATCGGTTGTGTGCCAGTTCGACCCATCCGAGCGGGATCACGTTCGTCCCGCCACCGATCGGCGGGAACACCCCGCGTACCTTCGCCGTGAACAGCTGGGACGCGCCGGTCTTCTCCAGCAGCACCTTGCGCAGCTTCACGAGCGGTAGCTTGGCCTGGTCCTTTGTCACGCCAGCCCACCGCTTGATACGCTCCTCGATCCAGTCGGGCGACAGCAGCACATCCCGGACCATCGACGGCACAGGCTCGGTTGCGTACGGGATCTTCTCTGCCTCCATCAGCGCAGCGAGCAGCGGGAACGTCGGGCGCGAGGCGTCCGCCCCGATAACCAACTCCCGGGTCATGTTCGGCGTGCGCAGGCCGTCGATGTGGATGACGTTCCAGTCGCTGTTCGGCTCGCATACCTTCGCGAAGTACGACGTCGGATCGTCTGGGTTGCCGATCGCGAGCACTCGCGCGTTCCGGTTCGTGGCGAAGGTGTCTACGGCATCGAAGATCGCCCGGCTCACGCCTCCCGCCTCGTCGATAATCACAAGGGGGTAGAGCGCGTGGATCCCGGAGAACGCGGCTACGTTGTAGTCAGCCGGCTTACGGCCTAGACCGACCTGCGTTGACCCGATGAACCACTCGGGCGCCGAGCCCCGGTTGATCCGGCCGGCGAGCTCGGCGCGCTCGTGGATCTTGGTGATCTCCTGCCACAGGACAGTCTTGACCTGGGCTGCGGTCGGCGCGGTCGTGACGACGAAGGCGGTGCCTACTGGGTGCGAGTCGATCCACCAAGCCGCGATATCAGCAGCCGAGAAGCTCTTGCCCGAGTCGTGGCAGCTCTTGCACGCGGTGTAGCGGTTCTCGAACACGCTCATCTTGATCTCGCGCTGCTTCGCCCACAGCCGACTGCCCGCCTTCTCCCGGCTCCACTCCAGCGGCCGGTTTGCCCAGCCCTTCTCGTCGTCAAAGCTGTCTATCAGCCCTCCCCACACCGACGTCGTCATGGCCAGGAGTCTACGGGCGTAACTCACGACGCAAAGGAGCCCTGCCGCGACGACTAGACGGCAGGGCTCCGCGACGTTTGACGCTACTCGTCGTCCCCAGCGGCGATCTTGATCTGCTCCGCGATCACGATCATCTCCGCCCGGAGCGCGATCAGATCCGAGTCGAGCTTGTCGATCTGGTGGTCGATGGCGCTCCGTAGCGCGTCCACCAGCTCGTCGTCACTCATGTCACGAGGCCTCTTCACTATCGCGCCTTCCTTGCGCCGACCGTTGAGGTGAAGTGGATATCGAAGCGGGGCGTGATGCCGCGCTTGATCGCGACGTCGGACTTGAAATCGCGGTCGGTCGCTCCGCAGTACAGGTGGCAGGTCAGCTGTAGGCTGTAGTGCTGAGCCACCGAGCCACACTGCCCCGCCACCAGGTAGTCCATCCGATAGTAGGTCCGGTCCGGTCCGCTAGCGGTCGTGAGCTGGTCAGCGGCAGCCGAGAACCCCCGGATGCCACAGGCTGCCCCGTCGCCCGGGAAGGCCCGGACCCGGGTGATCGCCGACGCCGGTACGTAGGCGCCGTTGTAGGTGATGTAGCCCTGTAGCCCTCCGGTGTTGCCGCCGCCGTCCTGGTACACGACCGGTACGCGCAGCGCCAGGTTGGTTGAGGTGCCCGGAGTGACCGCGCCCCGGTAGTAGGCGACCGACGCGTACCGGGACTTGTCGGTGACCTGCGGGACGGTCGGGTCCGGGTCTTGTGGCGCCTTCGGGTACACCTCGACGTCGAAGCGGGTAACCGCCGAACTGACGCATGCTCCCCACACGTTCGTCGCGGCCGGGTCGGTCGTACCGCCAGCGGCGACGGTCGGGTTGAGCTTGTCGATCCAGGAGTAACCGGCGTCTGGCCCGGTGGGCGTCCCGTCGGGGTACAGCGTCGCGACGTAGGCGCCGGTCGCGTCACTCGACCCGACCCAGACCCCTAAGTGCACGTCCAACGCGCGCCCGTCGGTGTAGCCGTTGATGGTGCCGCCGACGTAGGTGGGCTGGGCCATGGTGCAGCCCGGAGCGATCGTGCGCCGAGCTTGGGCGTCGGCGCTACCTCCTCCGGTTAACAGGCCCGCGACTAGCGCGAGCAGCAAAGCTACGATCTTGAACATTCCCGACTCTCCCTCTGTTGGTTGCTACTTGGACTTGCGCTTCCGCCGAGCGGCCTTCCGCTCAGCGCGAACGAGCTTCCGTCTAGCTCGCTCGGCCTTCCGGTTGGCCTTCGCGCGCGCCTCGTAGGCCACGCTCTCGGGTGTGGGATCTGGCCCCCAGATCCTGGCCATGTTCCTCCTCTGGTTTGGCCGGCTCGGCGATTCGCCGAGCGCGGCGACGTTCCCTCGCGACGGATCCACCAGTCGTCCATGCTCCCTCCTCTCGTCCCTTGCATCGCGCTCGATCGCCGAGAGGAACTCAGCGAAGATCATCCCGGCTGCGGTTGGCCTCGCCTTGGGCATAGCGCCTCCCAGTCCGTCCACTCGACATCAGCCTCAGTGGCACTGTCAGCTGTCGGCGCAAGCGTAGCTAGCTCGGGCGCCAGTCGCGGGTGCTCAGCCTCGACAGACACGATCGCCCACGCGCAGCACATCTGGAAGCCACACAGGAAGACCCAGCCCCAGCAGATCGCTCCGGCCTTCTCGCCGATGACCGCGTACCAGTCGAACGCGATCACAGTGAGCCCTCCTCCAGCGCGGCGTTGACGGCCTTCCACTCCAGCCCGAGGATCAGCGAGATCGCCTTGGCGCCCTCGATCTGCTTGCCGATCTTGACTAGGTCGATCACGCTCCCGCGCTCCGCCTCGATCTTGTGCCAGCGGCGAGCCAGCTCCTCGACCACGTCGAGGCAGCGCTGGGTCGCGTCGCTGACAGGCAGCCCTGTGGTCATCGCTCCTCAACGCCCCAGCCGGCTTCCAGCGCCTGGATGATGTTCTCGCCGGCCTCGTCCATGATGATGGAAATAGCCAGAGCCAACCCGAAACGAATCTGGGGATGGGTTTCGGCATGGTAGCGCCGTACGAGCTCGTTTACCGTTGCAGCTTCGTCCGTCACAGCCCGACTCCGATCTGGCGGACCCTCATCCGCCGATATACATACTGTACGCCACTATGCAACGTACGTCTACCCCGAGTTGCACAAAGCCCCGACCGGGACTATGAGTTCTAGGCCGCCGCGACCTCGTGGCCGGGTGACGGCCTTATCGCACAGGTCCGTGACGCTTCGCTTGAAGATGGCACCGATGTGTTCGAGCAGCCACCCCACATCAGCCGAGCTAGGCGTGTTACGCGGATAGATCCTCAGTTTGCCGGTCGGCCTACTCGGCATCGGTACCTCCACGGGCCTCGCTTTGGGCGTGCTTGAAGCCGCGATGGTAGGCGTCACTGAGTAGGTGAGCCAGCTCCGATGAGTCCCATATGAACCGTGCCAAGCACACCGTGGTCTGGCAGTTGTGATCGAAGAACTGGTGCCGAGTGACGAGGTTCAAGATCTGCTGAAAGTCGTCGTACTCGCAAGCCGCGAGCGGCGTGCTGTCCTCAAGTTCGTACCTCGTCGCGGCGATGTCCTGCGCTGCTGCGGTTTCTAGGAACGGCCGCATATCAAACATCATTCGGTACCTCCACGAACCACCCGATCGGCGGCGTGCTCCAGGACACCGTTCCAGCCGATGGCGTGGTCGGTGCGCGGCGAGGGCATGCGCCAGCCACGGACCTCGTCGGCGATGTCGTGAGGGCGGTGAGGTCTGCCATGATCTTGTCTGCCTTTCCATGTAGGGACCATACGAGGTTGCGCAGCGTTGGTTGACGCCGGCGCAGGTATCGCTTCACAGCCGCGAGCTTAGACCCCGTTTCAGCCCGTCTAGCTGAGCCGCTAGGTGGCATTCTAAGCGATGGGGCTAGCCCTATCCGACGACCGTACGAAACCTACGGCTCCATCGAACTAGCGGCATCCTCAGGCCGCTCTAGGGCTATGAGCTCATCCCGGATCATGCGCCGAACTTCCGGGGAGTTGGGATCAGCCCCGAGGTTCGCTGCAATGTTGGCGATCGCGCCGTTGAGCTGGAGCACCAGCGTCTCTTGCAACCGGATACGGCGCTCTTCCAGGCCGGCCGAGATCCCGATCTTGAGCAATGATGCATAGTGAGTGCGCTCCTTGAGGTAGATCCCGGCCCAGTTGTGGACCCTGGCCTCCTCAACCTCCATCACATATGAGGCATCCTGTGGCTGCCCGCCATCACCATAGCTAACAGCGGCGTCCTTGACCTCGCGCTTGGTACGGCCCCAGATGACCTCGCTCGGGTCAAGGTCGGCCAGGTACTCCTCGCAGGTGATGATGTTGCCAGCCGTGCGCCGCAGCTCCCACAGGTAGCCCGTCACAGGGTTCGCGCCGACGTGGTTCTCGTCGGCAAGGTTGTTGCCATAGCCTCGCTTGGCCAGCGCTATGGTCGCCTTGGCCAGCCTCGACTTGGCTACCACAGAGGGGAACCGGCCGCCGTGAGTGGGCATCTTGCAGGTATGTGTGCCAACCAGAGCCCGATTCTTGCAGCGCTCACCATTGCGCTTGATGAAGGTGCAGCGCTTGCCGTCATCCAGCGGCGCATCAAAGCCGTTGCTCCTGACACCCCGTGGCCTTTTCACGACCTCGCTGACCGGCACAGCCTTCACCGGTGGCTTACGACCTCCAGGTGCAACCTTAGCCATTGACTCCTCCAAGCTCTCCAAGATTCAGTTCGACCTAATTCAGTTCGACCCAGCAGTTCGGTATTTTTCAGCTTTGCATATGTCAGTGGTTTTCAGTTCGACCCCCCTAACGGGGGAGGGTCAAACTAAAACCAGACTGACCCGCACCATGGGTCAAGGTGGGTCAAGGTGGGTCAAACTAGAATCCGGCGCGCCCTTGAAACCATTGCTGTGCACTTTAATTCTGCCATTCGAGGGCACATTTTGACCTGCGTCTTCAAGCGAATATATCCATGCATTATGCGCACCCTTTGCCACGTCCAGAACACCCCTGGCTTGCATAGACTTAAGCACCTCCTTCTTCTTGTCGCTATTGCCCGGGACTGCCCCGATCAGGTCGCCCTGGTTCATACGGGCACCGCCGGCCAGCGCCGCCAGCACAGCTGCCTCTATGCGCCCTAGCTGATTGCCTCTACGGCTCTCTGTGCCGGCCCATGACAACCGCCGCGTACCCCGGTCATAGTCGATAGAGAACTCGCTCAGGTCGACATCGCGCCCGTACGCGCTCATGTATCGACGTCCGCTGCCGGATGTGGGCAGCTCATTGTCCTCAGCGTCATACCGGTATGTCACTAACGCATCAGGCCAGTCCTGCAACCGAGAGCTGCCCCGCGCTCGGGGTAGGGCGTCACCTTCGGGCGGATGCCCGGTGTGAGATATGAGCACGAGCCCGCTCAGGCCAGCCCTGAGCTTGATGGAGTCGAGTGCCGTGGTCCAGTTACGGACTTCGGATGCGCTGTTCTCTTCGCCATCGTAGATGGCGCCAAAGGGATCGACAATTAGCACAGAAACCTTCTTGCGCCTCAGGTAGTCGACCAGCCAGTCGGCCGTGGCCGGCGCAGCTAACGGGAGCGCGTACCCGCGCCAGTGCTCAACGTGGAGGCGGTTGGCGTTATCAAGCTCCATCTCCGCTAGCCAAGTCTGCATCTGCGGAGCAGATACCTCGATGTTCAGATACGACACCGTCCGCCCCGCTGGTAGGCGAGTTGGGAAGTGGCCTAGGAAGTCGTCTCCGGTGGCCAATGACGCAGCCATATTCAGCGCCAGGGTGCTCTTTCCGGCTTTGTGCTGGGCCTGCACCAGCATGTTACCGCCCTCGATAAGCAAGTCCTCCACGAGCCAGTTCGGGGCTGGCAGCGGGCTCGCTATCTGGGAGGCAGCTGTGCCGAACTCAGGCGGGGCAGCCCAGCCCTTCTCCGCGACGCGAGCCTTGGCAGCGGCCTGCAGCTCTATGTAGCGCACCGCCTTGTCGAGGTCAGCCTCGTCATAAAGCGCGGCTGCCTTGCCGAGTGAACCGCCGTCAACCGCCACCAGCTTAGCGGATGGATCAGCTGGGGTGTCAGCCCGTTTGGCAGACGGTCGAGCGCCCTTTTTAGGGCCGCGCCTCGGCGGCAACTCCTTCGCGGTAGTCATGCGATGTGTATGGTCAAGTTGTACCCAAGCGACTTGAGGGAGGAGCGCGTGGTGCGCCCGGCTGCACTCGCTATCCCTCCTAGGTCGCTGACGGACACAAGATCCTCTGGGCCATAACCCGCTTCAAGATGGTCTGTGACATCCTTCCCAGCCCGAGCATGCGCTACAACTATCCGCTCTGCAGCCACTCCCGCAATCTGAAGCAGGTCAAACCTCTTCCACACATCCGCCATCCCCACATTGCCGCCCCGCTTGTCGTCCGGGTCTAGGTCATACAGAAGCACAACCCGCTTAGCCCCGGCCAGCCAAGCCGCCTGCTTGAGCGAGATCTTGCCGGCGCCGCCGTGGTGAGAGGTGGCGACCAGGCCTATTGCCTTAAGGGAGTCCGCGTCCTTCTCGCCCTCAGGCCACCAGATTGTCTGGCCGTTTTGCACCGCTGCAACGACCTTGGGCAGGTTATAGATCAGATGCGCCCAGGCGCTCGGCATCTTAGGCACCCAAACGTACCCCGGACCGTGTCGCCAGCGATAAGTGATGTCCTTGGTTGCGCCGGTCGGGCTCGGAGGGTCAAGCCGATACCGGACACGTTGGAATCTCTCGATGCTGAACTGGTCGGTGTACGAATAGGCGCACTCGAATATGCGCCCCATCCCTATCTGCCAGAGGTGAACTCAGCGTTAAGCAGCTCAAGGCAGTATACGCACACCGGCCCGATATCAACAGCGTTGTCGCTCTCGTTGATCACTACTTCCTCCCAGGGGAAAGATCCGTGGCAAAGCTTGCATACGTGGCTCAAAGGAATAATCTTCATTGGCCAGCCTTTGGACCGCCGGGCAATCCTTCGCCGATATCCAGGATGGACTCTATGATTGCCAGGCGGTATTCAAATGCCCCTGTGCCATCTGGATATAGCACGACAGCGGCCAGCCTCTCGCCTGGCAGTCTGAACAGCATGCCAGGCAATTCCTCTAGCGGGATGTTGCTCATCGCTCGGCTCCCTTGCTCAGCCACACTCGGACGTCGTGGCGCGAGAACATACGGGAGCGCCCGATGAACCGGGAGTCGAGCTTGCCCGACATCGCCGCCGCGCGCACCCAGTCGCCGCTGATCACTACGCCGAGCGATTCGAGATACTCCACAACGTCGCCACGACGCATAACGGGTAGCACGTCATCGTCAACCGGAACTGTACTCAACACAACCGCTCCTTCAATCGGACGTTAGAGAGACGGGTATCGTACCGTACGGAGATCGTTTTACTCTCGCGCTCCCCGGAGCTACGCGAACAGCTCGGGCCAGGCCGCTTCACGGAGCTTCGCGTCAGCGCGCGCCCGGCGGAGGAACGTCGCGACGTGCCGCGCGGCGTCGGTCCCGTGCGGCAACCCAGCGCGGTACAACCCCGCCTCTCGCATGCGCGGGTCAGTCGCGGCCGACTTGGCGAGGGAGGCGCTTTGCGTAAAGGGCAGCCGGCCATCCTCGCCCCAAATCCCGAACCGGATCATCGAGAACATCCGTACCGGCGCGAGCAGGTCCCGGTCCTTTGTGTACTTGCGCAAGATGAAGTCCTCGTAGCCCCACGCGGCTTCCGGCCACGCCAGGATCAGCTCGACGATCTCGCTCGCGGACACTAGCTCCGCCCCTCCGACCAGCGAGCCCTCCCGGGCGGTCTTCCCTCGGCCCTCCTCGCTCCATCCGTCTACCTGGCCTACGGCCACGCTTACGAGGTGCCGCTTGAGGCCGGTCCAGTCGCCGTCACCGAGCCCCTCTAGCCACCTCGCAGCCACTGTAGCCACAGCGTAGCCAGTCGTGCCCCCGGGGTCCAACCACACGAGCTGCGCGAGCCGAGCTGGCCTACCCGCGCGGTTCACGCGGAGTGCTCCCCTCGTCGGCCAGTCGCCCGGCAGTTCCGGCACGCCCACGCGTAGCGCGGATAGGTGCTACCCTCCGGCGGGATGTACCGATCGTGGCGCCCGAGTAAGCAGCGAATTGACGTACTCAGCCAACGCATTGTCCTGCCCCGTCCTGTGCATCCAATGTGACCTGGTGAGCATGTCGACGTCGCCCACGTTGTAGTTCCATGGCCCCCAGTCGCCACATGTGCAGTACATGTAGGTGACCATGCCCGGAGCGGTCGGCGTCGTGAGCTTGTACTCGTGCCCGATCGCCGCGAGGCGCGCCTGGCTCGGCGAGCCAGAGTAGTAGGCGACCTCGCCCCAGCCGTCAGGTTGTTGCTCGCTCATGTCAACGCCACCACTTCGACCGAACGACGAGGATGTAGGTCGTGGCGTAGATGAAGCCGCTAACGGACAGCCCGAGCAGGAAGCTGCCCAGGTCCCACCTCATGTCAGCGTCCCGTCCTTCCAGTCGTTGTTGTCGCCTATGCGCTCTTGGATTCGGCGAGAAGTCTCGATCTGGATCTCGGCGGTAACGCGAGCGCGATCGGCAGAGATGATGTCGGCGAGCTGCTTATTGGCCGCTCCGAGCGCCTGCTGGCACTGCTGTAGCTGCCGCCACAGGTTGACGTGGATCGCGTCGGCCGGCCGCTGGACTTCCTCGCCTGCGTCGTTCCGCCATAGGATGGTCTGGATGCTCCCGTCGCGCGAGGTCATAAGCCGTAGCTGATTAACCCCGCCAGACAGGGTCTTGCCGATCTCCTCGATGCTCATCAGGCGTCCGCTCGCGGCGCTCGGGTGGACAGCGAGCCGTACCCCGGGCAGGCGGTTTCCTCGCCGCCCGTAAGCAGGTCAGCCCCGCCGAGACGGTTGACATGCGCCTCGTGGTCGCCGGCCGTTCCGCAGAACTCGGCCTTGCGCCCGAGCACCCGGTCATAGGCGATACCGCCCCGCATGACAGACCGGGACGGCGTGCTGGCCTGCTGTAGCCATTTCAGATAGGTAGCGGCTCTGTGCACTACATCTTCGGGGCTAGCTGGCCATTCCTTGTTAGCGTTCTCACTGGAAGAGGCGAAGAGCGCAGCCTGCTCATTGGTCAGTGTCATAAACTGCTCCAACCTTTCTGCCATATCCATCAAGAATGTCGATCTTCGTCGTGCTCGCCAGCCACTCGATCACTGGGCGGACTTCCAGCCCGCACGACACCGCGACGTACTGCTCTAACCGCGCGCCCGGTGACAGCGTCCAGTCGTCCAGGAGCGCCACGCCGTCCGCCCAGTTGAGGAAGCGCGCGATGTCATGGCGCAGATAGCACTCCCAGTTGTGCTCGTAGCGAGCGGACGAGTTGCGCTGGTAACCGTTGCAGTCATACGTAGCGCACGCGGCAATGTTGAAGGGGTTGAGCGTCTCGTGGCCGCCTTGGACCCGGAGCGCGCGAGCGGCTTCAGCGAACTTGGCTCGCGTGCCGTCCGGATCGAGGCCGGCTATCTTTCCGGCGATGTACAGCTTCATCAGTTGCTCCCTGGCTTGCTTCGGCCTGGCTGGACGGTGCGGGTACCGCCGTGCGGCGACTTGCGTACGCTCGCGGTCTTGGGCGTTTGGCGGTGGCTGCTACCGCAGCAGATCCACGCCTGGCCGAAGGTGAACGCGACCACGATCAGCGGCGCGTACAGGACCGCAGCGGTCGCCCGCTCTCGGCAGCACGGCTCCTTTCGGCACGAGCACGTCGGGCCACGGCCTCGATCACAGCGCGCCAGCGCCCAACGCCGAGCTACGTTCGTGCGGCTCGTGCGGCTCATGACAGGTGCTTTCGGCCTAGCAGAATCCGCTCTCGGATCAGCGTGACGCGGTACTTGATCCGAGCCCACTGGCCGGTCTTGTCAGCCTCGGACAGCTCCGTGAGCAGGTCGTCGATGACCTTGTTGAGCGACTTCTCGCCCGAGCCCGGGTTGGCGATGATGAGTGACGAATTCTCCAAGATCGTGATCAGCTTGACCTCGGCTGCATCGATGATCTCGGCCTGCTTGCTATTCATCATCCACATCCATAGGCCACGCGATAGCCTGCGAACGGTCAACCACAAGGACGGTCGAGCAGCCCGGTGCGACGCAGTGGTACGCGTTCGCGTTCGCTGGATCCTTGCCGCGTTCCAAAACATGCTGAGGCCCCCACGCATCGCGATGGTTGGCCCGGGCGTCGGCGAGATCGTCCGGAGGGATCATCTCAACGCTAGCCTGCGGAGTCATGAGCTCAGCCGTAGCAGCGTCGCTGCGCTGCTTCACCGCGCCCTTGGCGGGCGTGTTGGTGGGCGTGTCAGCCTTCGATCCGCCAGCGCCTTTCCGGCGGTAGCCGTCGATAAGCTCCTGCTTCTCCTTGCGGGAGAGGGCTCGTCGCGAGCGGCGATTCACGATGCCTCCCAACCAAGAAACGCCGGCAACGCCGGCATCACGCTCGTCTCCGCCGACGACTCGCGAACGACGTACGCGAGGTAGGCGATTGAGTGGTGATGCGGGAAGGCGGAGCGAGCCCGCTTCCGGACCTGGCGGTTGATGCGGAGCCGCGCGAGCCCCTGGTACATGCGGGTGGTTCGCGGGGAGAACCGGCGCGAACCTCGATAGCGATAGCGGCGCACGGGGCGCCTCCTTCCGACTCTGGCCAGACCCTCATCTGACCTGGGGTGGATCCTAGGCTTGATTCTTCGGTACGTCTAGCTAGCCTTCGCGTCCTCCCAGTCCGCCGGGTCAAGTACCTGCATACGGTCTACGTAGATCGCCACGCCAAAGCCCTTGCGCTTGATGCCGGACGCGATCACGACGTCACCGATATTCAGCCCGGACAGCGCCCGCTCGAACCGGCGGAAGGCCTTGACGCGGTGGAACCGTAGGTAGACGTCTTCTTCGCCATCGTCAAAGCAGTGCAGCGTGCATGACTTGGGCATATCCGGCCGCCACAACCGCTCCCGGATCATGTCGAGCGAGTCGCCCGAGCGAGCCCGCTCATCCTCAATCGCGTCCTTGTACTCCCGAGCCCGGACGAACCCGAGCCAGGTGACCCGGAGCTTGTCGGCGTCCGGATCGATCTCGTCTGAGCGGTAGTTGGGTACGAGCAGCCCGTCTGGGTTGCCAGGGTAGAGGTCGGCCCGGATCGAGTCGAGGATGCGCCCGGGCCGGAGCACGCCAAACGGGTCATCGCTCTCAGCGAACGCGCGGATCGTCTCGATCTTCTTCGGGCCTACACCCTTGACGCGGTTTAGATCGCTCCACGTCTTGTATGGGCCGCCGTCGAGGATGGCCGGGGTCATCTTGACGCCGATACCCGGAACCTGAACCAAGCCGGCTCGGGCCTGCCGGGCCACGGGGTCAGCCGTCCAGCTCGCCGTCATCCGCTTCAGGCTCGGCCCGAGCACCTCGACATCGTGTCGCCGGGCGTCCCGGATGAGCCGGGTGATCTTCGGCTTGCCGTCCTTGTTGGCTTCGATCTTGGACAGCTGCGCAGCGTAGAACTCGGCGGGGTGGTGAACCTTGAGCCATTGGCACCAGAACCCCAGCATCGAGTAGGAGATGCAGTGCGCAATGTTGAAGGAGTAGGTCGCCGATGTCACCATCAGCTTCCAGATCCGCAACGCTAACGCCTCGTCGACGCCGTGAAGCCGGGCCGCGCCGTCGCGGAACTCCTCCCACATCGCATTGAAGGACGCCTCGCCGAGCTTCTGCGAGATGATCTTGCGGATGTCTCCGATCTTCGTGACCGGGAACCCGCCCATGTCGCGGATGATCGAGAGGACCTGCTCCTGGTAGATGATCTGGCCGTAGGTCGATTGCGAGTACTGGTCCACGATCGGGTGCAGGCTATCGACCTCGGCGCGCCCGTGCTTCGACTCGATGTAGGCGGCAGCTGCTCCGGAGAACAGCGGGCCGGGTCGGGCGAGCGCGTTGATGTCGGCGAGGTGCATGAAGTTGTCCGGCGATACCGCCGAGCACACGAGCCGGGTAGCTCGGCCCTCGAACTGGAAGATCCCTACCACGTCGGCGCGCTTGAAAGCGGCGAGCGTCTCGGGGTCATCGAGCGGGATCGCGTACAACTCATCGAGCGGCATGTTGATAGACTTCAACGCGATGTCGATCATGCCCATCGTCTTGAGCCCGAGGAAATCGGCCTTCAGGAGATTGAGGTAAGCCGCATCATACTTGTCGGTAGCGAGAGCATCAACCACGCGTCCATCTGCCCCGACAGTCCGCTGATAAACTGCTGTGACCTCGGTGATCGGCCGAGAGCTAACGACGATCCCAGCCGCGTGTACTCCCATGCCTCGGTAGTTGCCCTCCAGTCTGATCGCGGCTTCCAGCTCAGGGTGCTCGGCGAAGACGGCGGCCGCAGCCGGAAACATGTCGCGGGTGTCGCCGAGACTCGCGTCAAACCGGCTGTCACCACCGCTTCGCTCAACGATAAGTCCCTTGACCGTCTCGGCCGCGTACTTGGGGATGCGGTAGACGCGCGCCACGTCGTCGATTGCGTTCTTGCCCCTGTAGCGAGTGAAGGTGCCGATGTTTCCGACATGGTCAGCTCCATACTTGCCGACTAGGTGTAGCCGGATCTCATCCCGGCGGTCATCCGAGAAGTCCAGGTCAACGTCGGGGAGATCCTCGCGGGTGAGGTCGATGAACCGCTCGAACACCATCGTCGGGAACAGCAGCGGGTTAACCTCGGTAATGCGAAGGAGGTAGCACACAAACGAAGCGGCCGCGCTACCGCGCGCCGGACCGACGGGAATGCCGGAGTCCTTCGCGAACCGGACGGCGTCCGAAAGCATGAGGAAGTAGTCGAGATAGTCCTTGGCCGTAACCACGTCCATCTCGTAGGACAGCCGCTTCACCGCCATCTCCTTGTTCTCGGAGACGAACGCGCGGAAGTCGGGCGAGTGCTTCATGCGGTACTTCCACCCCGCCCGCAGCCATCCCCAAATCAGATCAACGGTGGTTTCGCCCGCGTCAAGCGGGTAGCGGAGCGGCTCAGCCTTTGGGAGAACAACAGTGCATCGAGATGAGATCTCGCTCGTGCTGAGAAGCGCGCGTTCAGAATCTTTTTGGCTGAGTCCAGTGCCAGCAAGTCTTCGTAGAACCGATTGATCGTTGCTGGGGAGGGTGAGGGGGATGTCGTACTCCCATCCAGCCTCAGCGGCTTCGACGGTTCCGGTTCCACCTCGGAGCGCGGCGTGGAGGACTTTTTGGAGCTCGTTGTCCTCTCGGCGCGGGTAATGCACATCGTGAGTAGCAACGAGCGGGACCCCGAGCTGACTGGATAGGTCTGCGAATGCTGAGTTGAGAATCCTCGTCCGCTCAAGCTCAGGGAAAGCTTGCACCTCAAGGTAGTAACGGTCACCGAATAGCCGCTTGAACCGCTCGACAGTGCGCTTCGCAGCTTCCCAGTCCGGTCGATCTTCATGGAGCTCTCTCCCTTTCCCGCCGAGCAGGTCACAACTCAGCATCGAGTCAGCGCACCCACTCAGGACTATGAGGCCTTCGTTGTGCTCCTTCAGCATGGCGCCGTCTACCGTGGGCCACTGATAGAACCCTTCAGCGTACGACCGCGAGACCAGCCGCATGAGGTTGATGTAGCCGACCTGGTCCATGGCAAGAACCGTCAAGTGCCACTTGCGCCGGGTCCGCTCAGCAGCTGTGTACAGCTCTACCCCGTACAAGGGCTTGATACCGGCCTTAGTTGCCGCCTTCTCCAGCTGGACGTGCGAACTTACGTTGCCTCAACCGTGTTCGGTCAAGGCAAAAGCAGAACCTTCAAGCTCCGCTACTCGCGTGACGTGCTCGGCCGGCAGGCCGTATCCGTCGCCATAGGAAAACGTGGAATGCGAGTGCAATGACACAAACTTCATCGGGCATCACCTCCCATCCTCTTCGCGCGCATGATTGCGCTCATGGTCCTGCCAGGGTTGTCATATAGGATGTGGCAACGACGGCACATGGGCTGGTACGCAAAGACGTCAAGAGGGTCACCGCCGTGGACCTGCGCCCAATCCCGGGCTTGGACTTCTTGGCAAGATACGCAGTCGTACAAGTCGGCTCGACCGCGCTCATAACGAACCCGATCATGCCTCGCCATCACGCCCGGGGTGCCAACCCTTTTGCGCCCTTTCTTCTGCCCGTGGCCTTTGTGCTTATTACACTCGCATCCCGGCTCGCACCTGTATCCGGCCATTACTCCGCCAGCCCGAGAATGTCGAGAAGCTCCAGCATCGCCTCACGGTCATACACGCCGTCGACGTACCGCCGTACGACGTAGCGCTTGGCTAGCGCCTTGACCTCGGCCGGCGTCCGCACCATCGCTGGCGCGTACTGGTCTTGGAGCTGCTGCAGGCTCAACCCGGCCAGGTTGTGGTTAGCGGCCATCAGTAGCAATCTCCGTTGTGGATCAAGAAGCACTTCTTGCACACCTGGTCACGAGTGAATGGCCTCGGGCAGGTACCGTGTCCCCACTCGCCATCGCGGCACACGATCCGGTCGCCCGTGAGAACCGGCTCGATACACCACGGGCACTCGGTGTCGTAGAACGCTGTGGTCTGGGCCTCGATCTCGTCCGGGCTGTCATCGAGGTTGAACGTCAGCTTCTTCATCGCCTGCCCTTTCGGCGCTTGTTGCAAGCCGGACGGGAGGCGCACACGTAGAACGTCTGTCCGGGATGGGCCTCGCTCGGGGCAGCCTCGCGCATCCGATCCTCGTAACGAACCAGGCCACAGCGAGCGCACTCACGCAGCTTCTTCATCACGCCTCCAGGATGAGCCGGCGAAGCACGGAGAAGTCCTTGCGGAGATCCTCCAGGAGCAGCGGGTTGTAGAGCGCGGCGGCCGGGTGGAACGTCGGCAGGTACACCCGACCACGCCGCGCGCGCTCCTGTCCGTGGTCTCGGGAGATGGAGACGTCTGCCCCGAACACTAGCTGATAGGCGAACCGGCCCACCAGCACAACCACTCTCGGCTCGATCGTCGTCAGCTCGACGCCCAGGTGCGAGCGAGCGGCTAGGACTTCCTCGGGGAGCGGGTCACGGTTGCCTGGTGGCCGGTACTTGACTACATTGGTGACGTAGACGTACTCGCGCCGGACCCCGCTGTACTCCTCTAGCATCCGGTCTAGGAGCGCTCCGGCTCGGCCAACGAACGGGCGGCCTTCGGCATTCTCCGTCCGCCCGGGCGCCTCCCCAATCAGCATCACCCGAGCGTCGAGCGGTCCGTCTCCCGGCACGAAACGCGAGTGCGCCCGGAGGTGCGCGAAGGCGTCATCCCGCTCGTAGCTCCGGTTGAGCTTGAGGATCGCGGCTTCTTTGCTCATACCGACCTCCGGGCTGCGCTCGGGTCTGCCAGCCATTCCTCAGGCCTGATGGCTTCGATCAGTACACCTGTCTTCATGGTCTTGTCAACATCCTGCCAGCGCGGATCGATGGGCGTATCCCCATCAGCCATCATCCGCCCACCCCACTCGCTTGACGGGCGGCCAGCCATGTGGTTGGCCTCAACGCGCTCGCGGATCGAGCAGTGACGGTCGAACTCCGACATGAACTCGCACTTGCCCGTTGCGTAGCAGATCGGCCGGAACAGGTCGGCGAGCTTGTCGGCCATGTACACGCCGCTCTCGCGGATCGCCTTGACGATCCCGATCTCTACTTTCTTCCATTCGAACTGTGCCTGACTACAAAGTCTGTTGCCGGCGTGCTCCAGGAGGTTCCGCAGGTCGGTCTTGTAGTGGATCCGCGTCGTGATGTTCGTCGGGAGCAGCCCCCGGGCGTCCTCGGCCGGCATGCCCATGTTTACGAGCATGTTGTAGGCTGTCGCAGTTCGGGCTACCTGCTGATCCCAAACGTCTCGCATCATCTGCTGCTTGTCATCACGAGTGAACTCCCCGACCATATCCTCGCCTCGACCATTCGCCAGGGTAATGCTGCCATCCCAGGGCTCTGTGCCGAGCAGGCTCGGAGGCAGCGCGACCTCGTGCGCGCCGTTTGTCTTGACGGCAAAGCGCTGGGACTCCTGGACGTAGACAGCCGTCCGCTGCCGAACCAGCTGATGGGTGAAGGCGCGCGTGACACCCTCGATCAGGAAGTGGATTGACACGAACTCGAACGGGGCCTTGAGTCGCGTGTTCTTGAACTGCTCAAAGTAGTGCAGCCGATCCTCGTCCGTCACCTCCTGCTCGGCGTATGCGCTGATCCTGTAGGGTGACTTGACGGGCTGGCCCTCGTACATCTTGGCAGCTGCGGCGATCACGCCGAGCGGGTCCGGCGTCATCGAGATCAACTTCACGCTCGGCTCGACGGGTTCGCTACCCGTGTTGGTTGGTACCGCTTCGAACATTGCCTTATCGGACCAGTTCTGTATTTCCTTGCCTTCACTCATCCCGACTCCTATTGTGTTGTTAGTCCCAGGGCTTGCCGCGCTCATCGCCAGCCTCGTACAGCCGGGCGAAGAAAGCGGCGTAGTTGATCGCGTCGAGCGCGTTGTCGATTGGCTTCTCTGTGTTGCCGTTCGGAGCGACCTTGTACCACAGGCTCGCCATCAGCCGGTTCACCTTGCCCTTGAGCGCGAGGAGGTTTCCGAGGTACCCGGCTGACTTCCATGCGTCCGGCGTGACCTCGTTGCGCTCGCGATAGAGCACAAGCGCAGCGGCTAGCATCCGGGCGTGCTGCCACAAAGTGTCAAACTCTTGTCCGCCCGAGTCGACGTTGAGAACGATCAGCATCTCCTGCGCGCAATCCTCGATCTGACGATGGTTCGCGCTGATGATCTGGCTTGACTCGCGGTAGCCGGCCATCAGACCTCCTCGCAGATCGCCGTGCGCGTGTCATAGTAAGCCGTATCAACCCAGGTTTCGTTTTTCCAGGCGCCGAACCGTCCGGTCCGGAACACCTCGGGATTGCAGTCGCAGGTGGTCGACAGCGGCTTGGAGATGATGACGGCGTCGGGCGGGGCTGCCGCCAAGGGCCACTCCGTCGCGCCCCACCCGAAGATCACCGACGACCGCACCCATGGAACCTCCGGGTCGCCGTTCATGATGACCGTGTTCATCTCCTGGCCCTCCACGGAGCACTCCGGGGTAATCCCGACCTGGCGGTGCGTAAAGACATGAGTTGGCACCCGACAGAACTGGCTCGCCGGAGCGGTGTTCACTACCAGGTCGAAGCTCTCAGCCATGCCCGGCAGCAGCCCGGGCGTCACGCGGATGTCGGTGATCCGGTCGCGGTAGACATCCCACAGCTTGTCGTACGTCTCGTGCATCGCCCAGGCGTGCCGGCTCTCTACCTGGCCGTTGATCGTGATGTTGACATCGCCGTAGAGCTTCCGCCGGTAGTCGAGGATCGTCCCGCCCTCAACCCACTCGCGGATGTAGCCGTCGGGGTGGTCTAGCGTCATCCCGGGGATCGGCGCCCGGAGGTAGATCGGTCCACGCAGTGGAGACTTCCGGCGCGGCGCGAAGATCTCAACGCCACACCCGAGGCCCTCAGCTGCCCAGGCAGCAGCCAGGCTACTCGGGCCGCACCCGATCACGGCAACACTCTTGATCATTCGGGCTCCCGGTGAGTATGGTTGACGTCACGGCGGTTCGGCGGATCATCCTCGTATCCGCGAAAGTGAGCATGCTGGTGGTAGGCGCGCATGGACCTGATCACGCCCTCGCTCACGTTCGCGCGGACCGTGGACAACCCGCCGATCGGCACGTGCCGTAGGTTGAAGTGTGCAAAGAACGTCTCGTTATCCATCTCGTCTGCAGGTGCGACTCGACGGAGTTTGGCTTTCGCCATCCCGACTCCCCTCGATGTGAGGATGGTAGACCGGATCTTGAACCGCGTCTACCTGTAGCGAACCGGGCGGGGCTTGTTAGGCTCACCCGCCCGGTCCCGGTCACCTAGCCGCTACGGCTAGACAATGCTAGAAAGGATCCTCTTCGTCCTCTTCAGCGTCGTCCGACTCCTCGGCTTCGTCGCCGGTCATCTTGTCCCAGACCTCGGCGGCCAGCTCGGCGTCGGTGTGTCGCTTGAGCACCTTGAAGTCCGGAGACCACTCCTTGAGCAGCTCCTTGATCTCAGTGCGCGAGAGCGCGGAGATCTCTTCCAGAGTCCACTCGTCACCCTCAGCCTCTTCCTCTTCAGCTTCCTCAGCCTCTTCCTCTTCGGTCTCGTCGTCGGCGACCTCGTCAGCTTCGGCGTCCTCGTCCTCAGCTTCGACGTCAGCGCTGGAGGTGGCCTCCTCGTCCTCGTCGTCCCACGCCGACCCGCCATCGTCGCCAGACAGCGGCAGGAACCCAGCGCCGGCCACTTCCAGCTTCTCCTCGTACCCGCCCTTGGCCGGGACGAACTTGGTGCGGATGCGGCAGGCCGCGCCCTCCTTGACGGTCTTGGTGCCGATCTTGAGAATCGTCGGCGGGTCGTCATTCTCGTCGACGGTCACCCCGCCCGCTCCCCAGAACGCCTTGCGGTTGAAGCCGAAGGTGTCGAGGAAGTTGTTGATGTACGGAGCGCCCTGCTTGGTGACGTTGAGACCGACCCAGATCCCATACCCGTTGTACTTGGCCTTGTCCGATCCCTTCGGCTCCGCGATCTCGCACAAACCCGAGATCCGAGGGTCCCCGTTGCGGTTGTCCTTGACTCGCAAGAACTTGAGCTGGGTGCGATAGATGCCCTTCGGCGGAGTCGGCCCGTCATAGAATCCATCGCTCGACGAGTCGACTTCAGCGGCGTCCTCGCCGACGTTGAACTTGAGCTTCTTCGTCACTTGCTACCTGCCTTCTGCGGAGCGCGGCGTGGCGCTCGCGCGGTTGGGGCTCGCCGGGTGGCGGCCTTGATCGGTGTAACGCTGCCCTTCGCGGCTGCCGCCTTGGCTGGCTTAGCGAGGTTCTTGGGTGGGGTGTTGGCGATCCGCGCGGTGATCTCCGGCATCGTCGGGCTGTCCACATACGGCACCAGCACGTCGTACCGATCCTTGCCAAAGTAGGGGCCACGACGCCGCGTGCGGAGCCGGCGAACCTCGGACCCATCCTTTAGCTTGACCTCGGACAGGTACCCGACGATGTGCATCGACGCACAAGTCCACTGGCTCATGCCATAGTCCTTGCCGAGGATGTCGGGCAGGATCAGGTCCTCACCCTCCTCGTCGGACTTCCGGAATGCGGTCGCTGTGTAGAGCATGTTTACCGGTAGCGCGTTAAACATCCGCACGTACCGCTTGTACATGTTCTGCCACTTCTGGTGGTCCTGGATTGCGGGGATGTCCGGATCGCGCGACGGGTTCTCAGCGATCGCCCGATCGAGGATCCACCGCAGCATCAGCTGCTGGAACTCGGTCAGGCTGTCGATGATCACCCAGGGGAAGCCGTGCGTTGGGTTGTCCTTGATCCACTTGTACGCGGCTTCGACGTCCTCCCACTTCTCGCAGATCCACACCTTGGCCTGTGAGCCTTGCCGCTTGGCCGAGATAACGCCCTTCTCCGTCGCCAGGATCAACCCGTTCGACGTCCCGGCTAGGACGGTCTTGCCCGAGCCCGAGTCCCCGTACACGAGCGCGTTGACCGACTCGGTGAAGTCGCCCAGGTCGGTAATGTTGACGTTGCTAGGTAGCGCCATTACCCTTCCTCCTCTCCATGTTCGTTGAGCTCCCGCATGTTTGTGATAATGACCTCCAGCACCTCGATCCGCCTGATGAGCACCTCGTACGTCGGCCGGTCGATCCGGTCTAGCGCGTACGTCTTCTTGACGCGCTGCTTCAGCCGGTCCAGATCCTCCCAGCCCCGGACCTTGATGGACCTCACGACTTGCCCGGTCGCTGCCTGGCTAGCTCGCGCCCCATCTCCTCGTACGCGAGGCGCAGCCGCCGGCTGACGACCCGGCGGCCGAACTGGTCGTGTGGCTTGGGGTTGACGACGCGGGGCGAGTGCGGCATGGTGAAGCGCCCTAGGACCACAGCCTGGCGACTGGCGGCCGCCTTGAGGCGGACGTCCCGCTGCGTCCCGTGCGTCTTGGGAGCATGGCCGTCGGGCTTGGCGCAGCCCTCCTTTGGGCACTTCAGGTGCCCGACGGCGCCGGTCATGGATGACTTGTGTGTTCCCTTGCGCACCCCGAGAAAGCCGGCGTGTAGCGGATTGCGGATGCCCATATCTGCTCCTTCATTCTTCCGTAGACTTCCTATGATTCTGATAGGGGTCTTCGACCTTGAACATGGCCGAGCGGTACTCGCGCCAGTCGTCCCCGTTCTCGTGCAGCTCGCACATCGCGTAGAACGGGCACATGTACGCGCAGTCCGTCGTTGGCGTCTTGAAGAGCGGGAGCTGCTTCGTCCGGTACGCCTCCATCGCGAGAGCTTCCGCCTGGATCCGGGCGACCTGGGTCCGGCGCTCGACGGGCGAGCGATAGACCGGCTCCCGCACCAGCAGCGGGCTCGGCTGCGACTTGGACACCGAACCGTCCTTGTTCAGGTACTCGCCGTCCTCATTGCGCGGCCGGGCGTCAGGCTTGGCCTTCCGGAGGAAGTTGTACATGATGCCTTCAAGGTGCTGGTCCTTTGTAATCAACCCCTGCGCCAGGAGCGCGTCGTGCGCGAAGGCCCAGTAGCTCCCAGCCTGGTCGTCCAGCGGCAGGTGCCCGAGCATGATCGCCTTCGCGGTCTTGTGCTCGAATAGCCATAGGTCGCCATGCTGGCTGGCCTCATCGCGAGCTGCGCCGTCGAACGTCATCCCGTACGTCACGAGCGTGCCACCCGTAGCTGGACCAGAGCCTGGTCTGGATGGCCGCGCAATCGGCACCTCAAGGCTTTGCTCGGTAGCGATCCAGTACCAACGCTCATCCATGCCGTAGCGATCGAGGTACTCGCCTAGCATCGCCTCGCCGAGCTCCAGCGCGCTCACCCACACCGGCTCCTCGTCCACGCCGGCCGACCCGATCGGGAGCGTCCGCACATACGCGATCTCGTCATTGACGTAGTCGCGCCAGACCTTGAGGACGTTCTTGCCTCGGCGGAGCCCCTTGTACTTGTACCGCTCGGCGAGAGCCAGGTGGATGCCCGAGCCGAACCACAGCGCGTCAGCCTTGAAGCCGTTCGGCCGGAGCCCCTGCCGCCAGGCCCACGCCCATTGCTGAGGGCAGCGCTTGAACGAACGCCGCTCGGACGTCCGCAGGATCGGCACGCGGCTGCTCATAGCCCGGCTTCTTCCGCTGCCTTCTTTGCGCGCCGATCGCGCTCGGCCTTGAGCGCCTTCTCGGCCGATGAGTAGCTAGCGCCCGGGAAGTAATCCTGCTCTACGCCGTTGCTTCGATATGAATACGGCTCTCCGTCATGATTGACCCGATATAGCATGCGAGCCCTTGGCAGCGCCGCTAACACCACGCGCTCGACGATCTCGTAGTCGGTGTATCCCAGGTATGGCTGTTCGCGCTTGATGAATCGCTCGGCGAGTTCGCGGGTGGCGAATATGGCGTCTATGCGGTGATCCGAGTACTCGCCCGACTCGACGGCATATACCGTCACCGGCTCGTTAGTTGCCACCCTTGCCCACGCTCTCTGCCCATGCCAGCGCTACGTTGGCGACCTGGATCAGCTCCTTGACGAAGTCGTCTCGCCAGTTGGCCAAGGCTGCTTCGATCTCGTCAGGCGACGGATCGGCGCGGTATTGCGGCGCGATGTAGGTCTCTGGCCCTTTGTCGTACGTCAGCATCTCGGCGACCTCGCCGACCTCCTCCATGAGCGCTGCGAGCTTGAGCGCCACGGACAAGTCCGGGTTGCGCAGCGTCTTCTCGAAACCGTGCTTGGCCTCGGCCTTCATCGACTCAGCCAGCACCGCATCCAGCGTAGCCTGCTCCAAGCCTGTGATGTTACCCATTCCCGACTCCTCTGTTTGTTTGCCCTCAAGGCCAGGGTCCGACTATCGGGGTACGCACCTACCGATTAGAGCGGTGCCAATCGGACCCTGACTTTCAAGGCCCAGCTTGGAAAGCTGGACGGCTCGGTTACTCCTCTTCGAATGGATCTTGCACGGCGGCCAGGTTGCCCCGAGCGGCCGGAGCCTTCTTGGCTGGAGCCTTCTTCGCGGGAGCGCGCTTCGCGGGGGCAGCCTTGGCCGGAGCCTTCTTGGCAGCGACCTTCGCCGGCGCAGCCTTCGCGGCCGGCGCCTTCGCGGCGCGGGGCTTGCGAGGAGGCTTCGGCGCGTTGCGCCTGACCTCGGCGACCGCCTTGCGCGCGGCGAGTGACTGCTGGTTCTCCGGGGACTTCTGGAACACGAACCGCAGGCGCTGGAACAGCACCATCGTGGTCACGTCCGGGGTGTAGCCGGTCTGGCGTTCGATGAAGTCGGCGAACGCGGTCTGGACGGCAGTGGGCTTCTGCTCGGCCAACTCGGCGAGGGGTGGCGTGTTCTTGGCCATGCTGATTGCTCCTTCGATTGATGTTTGGCCTGTTGGCCGGGAACGTTACTCCAAATTCAAAAACATGGACACTTTGTTGTCAAGAAAATATGGCGAGCTAATCCGCCTTGCGACCGGATAGGAGCGCCCGAACCACCTCGACTCCGCGCCTCTCATCCAGCCAGGACCGGGTGTCCTTGTCGCGCATAGACGTCGTCCGGGCTATGCCCTCCTCGATTGTGCCGAGCGAGTGCAGGTACCAGACTGTCTTGGCCCGAGCCTCGCCGGTCGTGTTGTCGATACGAAACTCAAGCTGGACCTGATCATCGGGTATCCATGTCTCATCGATGATGAATATTTCGTCAGCGGCGTTGAGCTCGATCCCGACACCGCCGGTCTTGGTCTGCAGCAGCAGCACCCGGGCCGCAGGCACGGTCTGGAACTCCTCGATGATCCAGGCGCGATCCTTGTTTGGCACGGCGCCCGTCAGGACGAGATGCGGAATGCCTGCCATCTGCGACAGGGTGTGGCTGAGCAGATCTAGCGTCTTCGTCGACTGCGACGCGATCACGATCTTGGAGTCACCTTCCGGGCTCTCGGCCGGCGAGCGGATACCGCGCTCCTCCAGCGCACCGAGCAGGTAGTCGACCTTGTTGGACGGTAGCTCGGCCCAGACGTCCTCGCCGTTTGTGTCGAGGTGGTGGTTAGCAAACTGCTTCGCCCGGGTCATCTCCGCCAACACGCCGTTCGCCGATAGTTCGCCCGACCCGAGGTCGATCGTCGCCGACTTCGCGAACCGCTCATAGGCTGTCTTTTGCTTCCCTTCCATCGGCAACCACACCGCGACGGGCGAGCTGGGATCGCTCGGGTCTAGGGGCTCTCCGCCGTACATCCGCGCGGGTAGCTCGGGCCGGACCTCGGCGGTCGTCCGTCGCAGCATCATCCGGCTCAGCTCCGCCTCCAGCGCCTCCTCGACGCCGGGCAGCTGCTCGCCGATCTCCAGGCCGTAGCCACCCTCGATCACGTCCCAGTACTGCTTGATCCAAAACCACTTGCTCGCGTAGAGGTCGGGCCGGAGCCAGTTGAACGTGCCCCAGTAGTTCTGGTTGTTGCCTCGGGCCGGCGTCCCCGTGAGACAGAAGCGGAATGCCGTGGGGTTGAGCTTCGCGAGATGGACCATGCCCTGCCGGTTGGCTGACATCTTGAGCGTGTTGGGACCAATCAGGACCTCTTGCGACTCGTCGCAGATCATGCCTTCGAACAGCGCCGGATCGTGGAGAGCCGGATAGTCCGGCGGCAGCAGCTGCACCTCGCCGGACTTCTCCGTCTTGCGGATGCGCAGCATGGCCGGGTTGGCAAGGATGAATGTGAAGGAGTCGGGGTACTTGATCGAGTACTCGAACGCAGCGGAGATCGTTTCCTCGCGCTTGGCGCGGACACCGACAGCCGCAAATGCAGCCCCCAGCCCCGGTAGCCAGCGCGCAATCTGCCGGGCCCACACCGTTTCCAGGGTGGTAGCGGGCGCGCTGACCAGGTACAGGCCCGGACGGTTGTTCTCGACCACAGCGGCGAGCGCCTGGATCGTCTTGCCGAGCCGTGGCTCATCCGCGAGGAGCGAGGCCTGCGCCGAGACCAGGTACTTGACGCCTATCGTCTGGTATGGACGGAGCGCGGCGTACAGCTCCGGAGCGAGGCGCGGCAGGTTCTCCAGCTCGACGCTGTCCCGGCGAGACAGGTCAACGAGCTCGGCGGTTCGCTCCTTCTCGCCGCGCGCCCACTCGGCCAGCTCCGGTCCGATCTCCAGCGCGTCGCCGAACACCGCGCGTAGCTTCAAGCACACGGACCAATCGAGCGGATAGTTCCACGTCTTCGTGCTCGGCGCCCAACGGGCGCCTGGTACGCGCTTCGCGTAGACCGGGCCGTCCCCGTTGGCGTACGGGATGCGGGCGACAATCCGTCGCCCGTCCCGCTCGATCGAAACCGTCCCTCGCATGTCAGCGCTCGTTCCAGCTCTCGACGGCGAACGGGTCAGACTCCGTCACCACGGCCTCCTCCACGCTCACCAGCAGCGAGATCCGGTCAGCCGACATCTCTGCCTCGGCATAGCTGTCGAAGTCGTGGTCCAAGTTGCGATAGGTCGACTCGCCTGCGTAGCGGTACTCGACTCCGAACATGTCTGCTCCCGGCTCTCGGGCGGGACCCTCATCCCGCGTAGCACAGACGCTACTCCACATACTTTGCATTGGCTAGCGGACCTGCACCAGCGCGTCGAGGAACAGCGCCCGGTATCCCTCGCCCGACTCGTCGCAGAACGACAAGATCCGCCGGCCTAGCGTGTCCTCAGCCTTTGAGTTGGTGATGAAGGTGGAAGTGTCAGAGACTGTCTTGAAACCTTCCTTGGTCTTGATCTCGCGAAGCTCAGCCGGCACCCGACCCTCCTCGTACGCGTTCGACATCGAGTTGCGCCACACCAGCTTGCGGCCTCTGATCTTGGCCAGCACGGTGGCGTCATCAGCGGTCAAAGGATCGAATGGGACCTTCTGGGTCAGCTGGCGTACGGCAGCCTGGGCCACGCCGACCGGGCGCCGAGTGCTCATCGGAGCGTTCTCGATCGCGGTCTGGCTGAGGATCTTCCGGCCCTCGCTCGCGTTGCGGACGTTGCGCGCGTGCTTGGCAGCCTCGTAGCGACCGGGATAGACGAACTGGTCGTTGGACGCCCAGCTCAGCTCCAGCGCCTCCGTCCCGCGCCGAGCGAGCACCGTCTTTCGCTTGGTCTTCGGATCGCGGATCTTCTCCACGGTCCACCCGGCCGCCTCTGCATCATCGGCGAACCGGCGTGGCTTGCTCGGAGTGGCGGACTGGCTCGCGCTCGCCATGGGCGCGGCGATCTCGTCCTTGGCTCGGTTCTTCGGCAGCTTCGAGGTCGCGTTGTTGGCTGCGTGTCTCTCGCTGAGTGCGGCCGCGCGGCGGCGACCTGCACCCTTGACTGTGGTTGTGGCCATGTTGGTTCCTTCCCGACTCCCGGCCCTCACCGGATGGATGGAGCCTACCGCCCGAGGCGACGGTAGGCTACCTGACCTTGCCGCCAGATCCAGCGGAGCGTCAAACCTGTGTAGATCACAGCGTAGACGATGCCCGTGATCAGAGCTCCGATAACCCAGCCGATGAGAGCCAGCCAGAACGGCGCTACGTATTCTGGCTGGCCGCCACGGATGATGATGGGCAGGGTTACCACCCCACCTTCGACGCGCAGACCGGGCCGATACCGCGCTGGATTGACTCAGCGTCGGTGAGCGTCCGGTTGCAGATCCCGCAGCGTCCGAGCTGGTGGCCGTAGGCGATCGCAGCCTGCTTCGCGTCGAACGCGATCGCAGTCAGGATCGTCGCGGCCTTGCTCAAGCTCTTGACCGGGTGGAAGTCGTCCGAGGCCTGGACCTTGACGAACGTGTAGCCCTTCCAGCGCCCGTCCTGCGGACGATCGATCTTGTAGAAGCGCCACACCTTCTCAGTCGAGCCGGCGAACTCGCCGAGCTTCATTTCTTCGATCGCGTAGTACGCGGTCGCTACGTTCGGCAGCGAGCGAGCGGCTGCGCGGATCTCGTCGACAGGCGAGGGACGGTGCTCGCGGACCGGCGCGGCGGGCAGGCGACTCGCGCCTGGGGCGTCATAGACCTGGGGCAGTTCGGCGTTCGGGAGCTTGCCCGAGTTGCCGTAGCACTGCTTCACGCCCGCGCTGTTCTCGTGGTAGTCCTTGCAGTTTCCGCATTTGACGGCCATGTCTGCTGGCCCCTTCCCGACTCGTGCGCCGGACCCTCATCCGGCTTCGTAGCTCCGACTGTACTCCAGCAACTATGCATATCAAAATAGGTGCGGGCCGGACCCCTCAGCTTCAGCGGTGAGGGACCACTGTGGACGGTAAGCTGAGAGATCCGGCCCAGATCAGGAGAGGTGAGCGGGAGGAGTCGGGAACTCAACCGACTCACACCCTCCTGCGTCGAGATCTTACCCGTTCGGCGGAGGCGCTGAAACGGGCTTGGGGAACGTTGACAGCGCGGCGCTAAGCGGGGTTTTCTTCCACAGACCGATCCGCCCGGCGATCGCAACGGCCAGCGAGACGCCGGCCAGCACCAAGGCCTTCTTCCAGTCATAGTGCGAGGCGTCGGACGTGTTCGCCCACTCGGTTAGGAACCCGTTCGCAGTCGCCAACACCAACGTGATATAGCCCTCTACCGTCTGACTCCAATGCGGTAGAGAGACCAGCGCCGAGACCAGCGGCATGAAGTACGAGATAGCCACGGCTAGCACAGTCGCCGTTGAGAGCGGGATGCCGAGGATGGACGGCTGGTTGACCGTCGCGAGCGCTACGGCGTGCGTGGCCGCGAACACCGACTGAATTGGGGCCAGTGTGAAGCACGCGAACAGGAACGCCGCGAAGCCGAGCACGACCGCCAGCCGGCGTCTCACGACGCACCCAGCTTCGCTTCGATCCGCGCCAGCGTGGCCTCCAGCGAGTCCACCCGGTCGTAGATCGCATCGATATTTTTGGGGTGGGTGACGGTGACCTTGCCTTTGGCGTCCGGGATACCGCCGTGCAGCACCACCTGGATGTCTTCGTGGATGCTCTGTGCGTCTGCCATCGAAAGTCCTCCTGGCTCTGGTTTGACTGTGCCGCCTAGGAACAGCGCTTGTAGTTGTTTGACCCCGGTCACCCGGATCGCGTTCGCGTCGGCAGGGGACTGGCCGGCGATAGTCGCGCTGGAGGTGAACTGCCCGACCGTCGGCGCGATCCCGGAGTAAGGGTTCCAGATCGAGCCCTTGTCCCCAGGATACAGACGTTGCGGGCTGCCCTGCCCGTTTACGTAGTGCGACGCCCACAGGTTGCGGTACTTCAGGCCTCTGAGCTGCCCGCCATACAGCCACTCTGGAGCGTACACCGTAACCTGGCTGGGTTTGCAGTGCGCCCGGGTCACGATCCGGTCCCCGCAGGCGTTGATCTCGGCCACGGTCGGTGCACGGTACGGGCTAAATTCCTGGAACAGCTCAGCGTCGATCTGCCAAACCCAGCATGGGTGGCTGCCCCACCACGGCGCGACGCGGTTGACCGTGTTAAACCAGAAGTCGGCCTGTGCGGCCGGGTTGTTCGGCCACAGGACGTGGTATCCGCCCAGCACCGTGAATCTGACCGGCCGAGCCCGGTTCATCGCGTCGTCGAAGTAAGGGTCTACGAACGTCGATCCCTCGGTGGACTTGTGGGTGAACAGCTCGATACCCTCGCGCTTGGCTCGGGCCAGGTCCATCTTACCCCGGGGCCAGTCGTGGTTGCTGGCGTCCCAGCCGTATTCAGTCACCGGCCTCGTCCGATGCTTTGGCATCTCCTCCTGTCGCGATCCGCTCTAGGCGTCGCGCTGTCTCGCGCAGCTTTTCAGCCACGAGCCCTAGATCCTCCGGGTGAATCTCGTTGGGCCTCTCTGGATCCAGATGGTCAGCGACATCCTGCAATTGCCTGGCGTCGCCCGCTGCTGTTTGCATCATGAGCTCCCGACTACTGTTGAGTTACGACACACGTATCGTACTTCTTGGCGTCCGTATTCCAAGGGCAGTGAACGTGGTAAGCGTGGTCTGTGTCCAGCGGGCCAGCGGCTGGCACCGTGAAATCGAAGTCAATGTCAGTTGGCGGTGGCCCTTCTGGCCCCGTCGGTCCCTGGTCACCCTTCGGGCCTTGGTCGCCTGGGGCTCCTGGCAGTCCTGGATCTCCGGGTATCCCCTGAGCTCCTGCAGCCCCGCTAGCGCCTGGCGCTCCTGGGCCGCCGCTATCCCCTGCGGCGCCCGAGGCTCCATCGGCTCCGGCAGGCCCGGGGCTGCCCTGTGGGCCTTGCGGCCCTGGCAGTCCTGGAGGGCCAGCGGGTCCGCGTGGGCCGGGGATGCCGGCCGCCCCGGTCGGTCCTGGCAGAGGTACGGGGGTTGCCGTCGCGAGCTGCGAAGCTCGGGTGCAGAAGCCGGGATGCTGCGCCTGGAAGGAAGTGGATTGGCAGAGCTGGTTGATGCCCTTGGCCAAGTCGACACCTTGCGTCACGAGCGGAGCCTGCGCTGAGATTGTGGCCTCTGCTGACTTCTTGCCCTTCGCATTGTCATTGCTCTGGTCCGACTTATGAGCAAACTGAAGCTGCGAGATGACGATGTAGGCCACCACCAGCACAGCCACTATCCCGCTCACTATCAGAGCGCTGTCTACTCGATTTGACTTGCCCTCAAGATGATTGGCCATCACTCACCGCCTCCTCCCGCATCTGCCGTATCTCGGCTTCCAGACGCGTTATCTTCTGGCCTAGCTCAGCAATGCGTTCAGTAAGATCCTGCACGGTCTGTGCAAGTCCAGCCGACTGAGCCCGGGAGACAGCGGCATCTTCTTCGGCTGCATATTGAGCGCGCCGCGCGCTCGACAGCTTGTCCTCCAGCTCAGCCCGCTCAGCCCGAAGGCTGGCAATGCGCTCCTCGTAGCCCTTGACCTGGCCGGTCCTGGTACGGTCTGACGACGCGTTAATCCTGATCCAGAACGCAACCGCAACCAACAACGCTCCGCCAATGATGATGGTGGGAGCCTGCTCCACAACCATGTCCCGACTCCCATCGCTCACCATCCCCGTGCTATTAGTCGATCTTATCCGTTACAAGCTCGACGCTGATCCTCCAAACGCTGCAAAGGCCTGGCTTCGATATCGATACTTCAGCCCGGAGGCTGGAGAGTAGTCGATAAAGGAGGCGCCCGAGCCGAGCCCCGCACTGATACGGATCTCGTTGAAGTCGGGGGCATCAGTCCCCCAGACGTCCATGATGTACATCTTCTTGTCGGTGTTGCCGGCCGCCACTGCTGTGCCCGAGCCCAGATACGTTCCTGTTATGGAGGTGATCAGCGAGTTAGTCCCGGTGACCATAGCGCCGTTAGGCAGCGTGACCGTGGCCCGCCCGTTAACGCTATCGATCACAATCTCGGCTGCATAGGTCGTGGCTGTCGATAGCGAGGCGTAGGTGCCGCTCATGACAGGGGTGACCGCTCCCGTCTGGCAGACGTTGAACGACCACGTGGTCCGCCCCAGCACGAGATAGCCGTGCGAGTCGGGGATTGTGGCTGAGGTCTGGAAGATCGCGAAGGCGCCGAGGGTCAGCGTCTCTCCGTCGGTCGATCCCGCTCCGATCAACTGGAACTCGCAGCGCATCCGGAGGATCTTCCGGCCCATCGCCCAGTGGCTTTGCTCGATACCGGCTCCGGCCGAGGCGTAGTTCAATCCGCGCATACCGCTGAGCATGATCGGGCTCGCCCCGCCGGGAGCCTTATAGGGCCAGTCCGGCTGTAGCGTGTCCATCTTCGTCGGCACGGTTGTGAACGGAGCGTAGTCAATCCGCATCGGCACTTCATCGATGTTGGTACGGTACAGGTCCTGGCTCGTGGTTGCGTTTGGCGTCCCAGGATTGGTAATCGCTACCAAGATCGCCCCGGTAGCCGGGCTGGGCGTCAGCGCGAGCGTCGGAATCCCAGGCGGGCCGACGTTGACCGCCAGGTTGCCTGAGTCCCCGTACGTGCTCCACACTCCGGCGAACTGCTGATAGCGAACCAGGACGTGCGCGTTACCACCCTGCGGAGCTGTGCCGAGGGGTTGGTTGACGGAGGCATGAGAGCTGGAGTTAACCTGGCCCGAGTCCGCATAGACCGTCGTCGGAACAGCTGTCCCCGAGCCGTTGTCGGCCACGACCAAGATCTGATAGGCGACCTGCGACCCGGAGATCGTCCACGACGTCGCGACCGGGTTGGCTGTGATCGTGCCGGCTGGGGCAGTAACGGTCGGCGCGCTCGGCGGGTTGTGCGCGGTGAAGAATGAGCTAGGGGACCATCCCGACGCCACGCCTCCGTTGTCATACGTCTGCACCTGCCACTCGTACTGAGTGGCGTCCACAAACGTGTTCAGAGCTACCGAGTAGGTGTTAGCCGTCCCCGACACAGCCGTCACAACCGTTGTCCACGTCGGGTTGCCCACGACCCGGTAGCGGAAGTCGGCGGCCGACTGTGTGTCGGACGGATCTGGGTCAGAGAACGCCCATTGGAACTGCGTGGCGACCGTCCGGTCGATATGCGTGTTGGTTGGCGGTAGCTGTAGCGTCGGGGCGCTCGGCGGCTGGTTGTAGGTCAGCGTGACAATCCCAGCGCCAGCCCGGAAGTTGGCTGTAGTGCTACCGCCGGTTACCCCGCTGCCGCCGGTGAAGCTCGATCCGCCTCCGCCACAGCTTTGCGCGGCGCCTGTGCCAGTCGTGATCCGGCCGCCCGCTCCGCCGAAGTATCCGCCTCCGCCTCCGCCAGCGCCCTTGTTGGTTGTGCCTCCACCGTCCGAGCCGAACCCACCGACCCCAGACGCCCCGGCGCCGGCCACGCCACCGACGCTGCCGGCGACGCTGACAGCGCCTCCGGCCGATGGCGTACCGCCTCCGCCTCCGTAGGTACCGGTCCCTGCGCCGCCAGTCGTACCGCCACCCGTGCCACTGGCGTTGGCCACTCCGTTAGCGTCGCCACCGCCCGCCCCGGCGACTATCTTTCGGTTGGACAGGTTCGCCCCGCCCTGACGGATGTCAGACGCGCCTCCACCGCCGTTGCCCGGGCCAGCTGTGCCGTTGCCTCCGGCTCCACCGCCGTTAAATCCGCCGATTGATATGCCGCCCTTGCCACCGACGTATATCCGCAAGATCTCGCCAGGCGTTACCGCCAGGGTGCCCTGGGCTCGACCACCGTTCGCATTCAGACCGCCCTGAGCGCCCTGCACATCGCACACAATCGAGTTGACCCCGGTAGGCACGGTGAACTGCTGGACTGCTCCGGTGTAATTGAATGTCGTAGTGGTGGTCATACCAGGGCCGCCTCGAAGAATGACACAGCCGACAGAACGACCGCGCCACCGCTGTTCTGAAAGGCCGATACGTTCACGACTGCCCCTGCCTGTAGATACCTGCGGAGGTTGAGCGTAGCCCGAGCGTTCGTCGCGTAAGGACCGGTCTCAGCGATGATGTTGCCCCCGAGCAGGATGCGAGCGTTCACGATAGTTCCGACGAGCACGCCGACCTGCGCTGACATGTGATAGTTGCCCTCGCGCGGGGCTGTCCACGCGGTCATGGGAGGGCTGCTCCAGGCTGAGCCAAAATCTGACGATAGCTGGTCAATGCTCTGAGCAGTTACGGTTGTCTGCGCATTATTGGGGAGGCTGAAGCCGCCCAGCAACACAGTTTCCCGATAGCGGTGTGGCGAGACGATGCCGACGACAAACACACCCGAGGAGCCGTAGACGTTCCGAGCCAGCAGCACTCGGTCGTCAACTAGCAATGACTCTGGGATAGCGGCGGTCGCCTTGACCGACGCGGCTGACCCGTCCTCTCGGACCACAAGCGTCACAGAGTCGAGGTTGGGCGCGATCTTGACGGTGCCCAGGATCAGATCGCTCATCACGACCCGCCCGTGAACAGCGGAGGTGGCGGAGTCGGGGCGCCATAGGTAACGCCCGGGCGGTAGGGCAGCGTCCAGGCCGACCCGATACCGCCACCGCCTGGGTTTTGAGCGTTGAACCCGCCACTTTGGCTATCGCCCGTGTTCCAGTTCGAGGTGTCGGGCGTGGCCGCGATCGTGGACCAATTCATCGGCCCGTCCCACCAGGGCAGCTCCCAGCTCTGCGCAACTAGGTTGCGCGCTGGAGTCGAGCCCGGCAGGGTCGGGTCAAGCAGTTGGATCATGTCGAAGTGGCCAGCGATTGGCAGCCTAGCTGTGCTGAACTTGACCGTCTCGGTCGGATAGATGTCGTCTTGCACGATCTTGTTGCCCTGGCTTACGATGTCAGCCTGCCCGGAGGCGTCTAGGAACTGCACAGGCGCCATAATCACGCGTCCCACAGCGGCCTGTGAGGTTGGCCCCGAGCTGAGATTGTCAACAGTGTACTGACCGCTGCCCTCGACTGGCTCAAAGTCAAGGTCGTTCTGCACAAACCGCCAGCGGTTCGGCGCATTCCAGGTGTCGCGGGTAATGGAGCGCTCGGACAAGTTGTCGACGATCCCGTGAGCGAGCCAGTCCGCGTCAAGGTAGCGCGATTGCGGCGTGTCACCAGCCCCCAGGATCAGCTCGATCGGGCGCGTGGCCGGGTCGATATCAGGCTCGGAGCGGTAGGCGCCCGTGTAGTCAGCCCAGACCGGGCGATAGGTGATTGCCTTCAGAAGATCGTTCACCACATCAAGCCAGCGCGTGCCCGAGCTCGACGAGGCCATCGGCCAACTCATGTCATTCGGTAAGACCGCGTCTGCCTTTGTTGAGTCCAGGTTGAGGACGAACGGCGTGCCGGCCAACGCAACCGTTATCGCGTCGCGGATGGCTTGGAAGTAGGTCGTGCCGGCTCCGGCCGAGTAGGTATATCCGACGATCGAAGTCAGCAGATACACAAGGTCATACCCGGTGACGCCGTAGATCGGCACGCTTGACCCGAGCGGCTGGGTTGGGGAGGTGACTATGAATACGCCGAGGTCGAATCGAGCTGGCCCGTTCGGCACGAGCCGGGGGCACGACATCAGCATATAGGGGCGGACCCGGTCAACTCCCCAGTTGTGGTTGTACTCCGTCGTGTAGGAGGATGTGCCCTGGATCTCGTCTGTGCAGGTCCGAGACGTCTTGGAGCTGGCGTCCTTGATCAGATACGAGCTGACGTCCAGAACCGGGTTGTTATTGTTGTCGAGGATTTCCATGCCGACATCCGAGCTGGCGTCCGGCGCCCACCCGATCAGGTCAAGGATGTTCTGCCGGGAGAAGGCCTGTCGAGGCGCGTCGGTGAAACCCTGCATCAGACACGGTCCGAGTAGGTAACCGCCTGGAACTGTACGGCCAGGTCGACCAGATTGCCCTGCGAGGTGCGCGGGATGTTGAGCTGCTGCGTGCCCAGGTACGAGCCGTACACCCGGAGTCCGTAAGTGTCTCGCAGAAGCAGCAGCGCTCCCCTCCAGCGACGAACCTGGCGCGCCTGAGTCGGCGTGAGAGCGCGGAGTGTGATAGGCGTTGAGCGAGTTGTGGTCACGCCCAGCACGAGCCGGATACGACCTCCGGCGTACTGCCGGAACTCACCGTCCAAGTCGTCGCTTGAAGTCCGCTGGCCCAGCCCGCCGAGCGAGCCTGAGGAGCCGAAGATGACCGCCAGGGCCGGGTTGGATGGATCTGACAGAAAGCACCGGGTCAGCGCCACGCTAGTCGAGTACATCGATTCACCTCTTCGTCCGGCTAGCAGTGACCAGCGTCTTTTCCAGAGCGGTGAACTGTGTGTTGAGCTTCTTCAGATTCGCATTGATATCGCGCTGGATAGCGGCTTGTTGGGAAGCGTACTTCTTCACCGCAGCCGTGTCATCGGCGAGCTGCTTCCCGTACTTGGCGGACGCCGCTACCGAGCCCGACGCGTCGGCCGCCAGCCCAAGGCTGTGATACTGGGTGTTGACCTGGTCGATGTAGCCCTGGCCGGCGTTGACGATTGCCTCAAGGTTCTTGCCGGCTGTGGCCGGCCCTTCCTCGGCCAGCTGCGCAATCAGCGCAGGGTTGAGTTTCATCGCCTTGGCCTTGGCGAGCAGCGTCGCAAACTTCTTCGCGTCTGTGGCGCTCTGCGTCAGCTTTGAGAGGATGCCCGAGGAATACCCGGAGCCTGAGGTGCCGATGTCGAATGTGCCCAGGACCGAGCCCCGGACGCTCGACTTCTCCTGTGCTATGTCTTGCTGATCCTGGGCGACGCGTTGATTGGCGGCCTGTAGCAAAGTGGCGACCTTGTCCCGCTTCGCTGCCTCGGCTCGGAGCTGCGCCGTCTCCCGGTTAACGTGTAGCACCAAGGCTGACGTGGCTAGGTGATAACTAGCGGCCTTATTGACCTCGCCGATGAGGCTCTTGGCCAGCGCGTCGATTGTCGAGGCGGAGCCCCGCGAGGAAGTGCGGAGCAGGTTAACGTCGCCTTGCACCTGGCCGGTTAGAGTGCTCAGGCCCTGGCTACGCTTGTTGGACGCCGACTGCTGCGCGCGGACTACCGCGTTGTTATAGGCGTTGTCGGTCGTGTAGTGGATCCCATTGAGCGTTCCTCCGGCGAACCCTGGTACCATCGCGGTGCCCGGCCCGCCCGGGAGCATCTTCCGCGCGTCGCGGTTCGAGTAGACGTCAACCTTGGAGCCTTGCTTGTGGAGTAGCTCCCAGGTGTTCGGGTTGCCCTCTCCTGTCGTGGACCAGCCCTCAGGTAGCCCTCCGCCAGCCGCCTTCTTCTTTGGTACGGGCAAGCCCGGAATCGACGGGCCGCCAGGAGTGTTCGGCTTCGGATTGACCGAGGTGTGGTTGATGTCCCCGATCTTGGCGATGATGCTGTCGAGAGCTGAGTTGGCTGCGCCAGCTCCGGACAAGTTGACCGTGGCGGTTGCGACGATGTTGGAGAAGTGGTTTAGTGCAGCTGTCAGGTCGGATATCGCTGTGGCCACATCCTTCTTGCCGATCTGGCTGATGAACGTCTTGACGTCCTTGGGCACCGCCAGATACTGGTCAGCCAGCGCGTGCGCTTGAGTCCGAGTCAAGCCCGACTGCTCAGCCTGTCGTATCAGCTCGTTTCGGTAGCCAAGATACACGCCTATCGCATCTTGGGCTGCAGTAGCCGCACCCTTGGTGTTGACCTCGTTCTGGTAGGTCTGCCCGGCCATCGCTTGTGCAGCGGTAGCCTGCTGAGTGAGAGATTGCGCAATGGCTAGCCCGCCAGCTGAGAGCTTAGGCTGCTGGATCCTCCAGTCCTCGCCGACCTTGACCAGCTGCCCGAGCAGCGTGCCGTTCTCACTGATCGATTTCTTGTTGTCCTTGATGACCTGTCCGACCTGCTCGGCCGCCGTGGCTGCAGTCAGGTTTGAGGTCGCCCAGTCCAACATGACGCCGCGCCCGGCCTGGAACGCTGCCGCAATCAGGTCGCCGACGTCGGCGGCAGTCTTGCCGCTCTTGTTGAACTTGTCGATCGAGTCGAGCCAGGCGGTGTTGGCGGTGTTGGCGTTCTGGAGCTTGCCAACGACCTTCCCGATCGCGGCAGTGAACTCGTCGGCCGAGATAACTCCGCTGGCCAGCTGCTCTCCGGTCACGCCGATTGCTGCTGCATAGGTGTTCACCTGGTCGGCCGACAGCTTGTACTTCGCCTGCGCCTCGCCAACCGCGTCATTGATGTTCTGCTGCTGCTTGTTGAGCCGTTCGATGTCTTTGGCGAGCCCGCTGGCGGCGACACTGTTAGCCTGTAGCAGCCCGATCGCCTTGGCAACGTCTCCGTTAGTCTGGAGCAGCGCCTTGTGGTACTCGCCCTGGTTGAACGTCTGGCCCTTGATCGAGACGCTGCGGCCCTGGCCTACCCCGTCCAGGGACTGCTCCACCTCCAGCTGCTTCTGTAGCGCGGTAGTGACGGTGCCGAGCTGAGTGCTTAGGCCAGACAGCCCCTGCTTGTAGTTGATCGAGTTAAGCAGCTGGTCTTGCGCTTTGGCGGCTGCGTTCAGCGACTTGGCGTATTGGGTCTTGATCGTGTCGCCAAGGTCGCTGAAGGCGAAAGCGATATCCCGAGTGTCTTGGTGAACCTGGTGCGGGTCTGTCAGCCGGCGCAGAGCATCCTGGGCGCCGTCGAGGTTGCCCGTAATAACGTCGGTCACCCCAATGATCGTGTCCTTGTAGTCTGTGACTCCTCGGATCGTTGCACCGATGGCCGCGGTTGTCCGGTCCTGGCTGTCCACCAAAGAGTCACCCGCAGTAGACAGCACGCTGAATCCGACAGCCGCAGCTGTGATCCCGAGCGCGAGCTTGCTCGCATCGAAACCGGCGAACCTCTTCGTGAGTGGGCCACTCGCGGCGTCTGCAGCCTTCATCGAGATCGCCCACGCTGCCCAGGCGACCGCCATAGCGTTGACGACCTGTGGTGGAAGCTCGGACGCAATCTCGCCTAGCACCCGCAGCCCGCTGAAGGAGAAGTTGGCCAGCGGCGTGGCCCCGGCCGCCAAGTTGATCAGCGCCTGGGCGAGAGCCCCAACTGTCTTGGCAACAATCGGGCCTTCCCTGTCCACGTACGCGAGGAACTTGTCAAACCCGGTCCCGCTCGCCCAGGCGTTCGCCTTCTCTAGCAGGCCATCAATGAAGTTGCCGAACTTGACTATCTCGGGATTGGCCTTGCTCAGCATCGTCAGGATCAGCCGGAGCGCATTGTTGGCTACGTCGCCACCGATCGTGGCGAACTCCTGCACCTGGTTGTTGAGGCTCGGGAACTGGTCCTTGAGCTGCCTAGCCCCGTCAGCTGTCGAAGCAAACAGCGCCTCGGCGCCAGTCGCCTTCAGGTCCTTGAACATAGCATTCAGGCTCTGGCCCTGGGCGATGTACTCCTTGCCAAGATCTGTGTTCTGCTTGACTGCATCCTTCACACCGAGCAGCGCTACCGCGAGCCCTCCGGCCGCTACCGTGCCAGCGCCGAAGCTAGCCGCGAGGACAGCCCCGAGTGGCCCTACCGTTGGCAGCAGCGTCGAGAGGGCTATCTGCATCGCCCCCACTCCGCCACCGCGAGAGCTGGCCTTACGCCCATCGGCGTCGACCTTCTTGATCCCTGCATCGATCGCCGCTAGCCTGGCAATAGCACCCTTGTCGTTGATGTCTACTGTCGCCGACGCCTTCGCCGCGCCGAGCCGATCAAGCTGCGCGCGCATCTTCGCGATCTTGGTGTCGAACTTGCCCGTGGCCAGGTCGGCGTTGGCTGTGAACTTTCGCCTGGCGAAGTCGTTTCCATCCTTGATGCAGGCGCGCAACCCGGCGATGAACGGGTCACGGTTGAGGATGGCTGAGCCTTCGATCGAGCCAGCGTCAAAGCTCATGCGGCCCTCCTGCAAGAGCCCCGACCACGAGCATGGGTCCCGTGGCCGGGGTCTCGCTCCTCAGCCAGGGACGGCAGAGGTCAGATGCTTCGAACTGTGATGCCAGCGGCGGCCACGTCATCCAAATCCGGCTCATCGCTCTCTCCAAGTTCGTCAGCTGCTAGCAGACCATCCCTGTAGAACCCCTCTAGATACATCCTCTTCTTCCACCAAGGCAACGCGTCCCATTCCTCGGTTTCGTAGCCCAGTTGCTGCTTCGCCCTGTAGTAGTAGAGCCTCTGGATTAGACCACCGCTCAGAGATTCAAAGCGGTGGTCAATCCTTCCGGGGCCATTTTGCCCATCACGTACGCCTCGAATGCTGCGTAGACCCGCGACGGCAGCATGTTCAGCTCGTCGACGCTCGGCTGGTTCTGACAGAGCTTGGCGATCATGTCCTTGCGCGTCTCGATCGCCTTCATGCCGCGCTCGCTTACGCCGGCGACTAGCTCCTGGATCCGGGAGTCACGCTGATCCTGCCAGGCCTTGAAGCCAGCCGACCCTTCGGTCATGCCGTCTGGGGTGCCCTCGTTGAGCACCTTCGCGATCGTCTCGCGGTCGCTCTTGCCGAGCTGGAGGAACTGCAGCCAGCCCTTCCAGAACTCCAGGATCAGCGAGTCGGTTGGCTCGGGTATGTCTGCCTCTTGGCCGCCGAACTTCGTGAAGTTGTAGGCCATCGGCTCCACATCTTCATCCGGATTGAATCCCATGTCTTTACTCCTCTATCCGTCCCTGGCTGATTTGTTAGTTGTGGTTCGCCGTG